TCTCTATCGTGGAGCTCCGAGCCTGTGCGCGTCTATCATGAGCGTCTCTCTCGTGATGGTGACGCGCGCGCCGCGTTCGCGCTCGGTGTCTATGTCATGACCGGCCAACGCCTAAACCCCTTCGCGTCACCCGCTGATCTCGTAGCGCGGGCGCGTGATCTCTCGGTCAATCTGCGTCGCTCTGATGAGCTTAATCACGCGCTCAAGCGCGGTGTGTCTGTGCTCAGCGCGCGCCTCGAGTGCGACCTGAGACTCTGGATCACCTGGAACGACACCTTACCGCGCGCGGGATCATGTTATGTGTCGATGGGGTGATTATGCGCGTGATAACACAGGTGACCTAGAGTGTGAAGCCGCGCTCTCTCTGCTGTGGAGCGGTCGCGCGTGGGCTCCTCTAGGGCCGCTCTATGATGCTCTCGCTCTCTCCTCTGCTCCCTGTCTCTGAGTCTGATGATGAACCTGATCAAGAGATCACTGATCATGAGGCTGATGAGCTCGCGATATGGCGCGCTGATCTGCGGCGCGAGTTGCGCTGATCTGCGGCGGTGTGTTAGTTTAATACCTGCTGGTGCCTCGCGCGCTTGATAGCCTCTATCTCACAGATCTTGCAGGATACTGAGTGAGATGGGGGCTTTGCTTTATCTAACGTTCTCTAAAAGTGTCGATGAACAGGGCACTTAGAGCGCCTCGATGTATTTTATATAAACCCTGATTTCTAACCTTCAATAACTGTTTGTTATCGAATGTTAGGTTTTCAAAAGTTTATTCGTCTCCGTCTTTTCGGCTGATCGCGCGGCTCGCGATGTCTCCTATCTGGCGTAGCTCGTCACCTGATAGACCTGCGGCGGCGGCGTGCTCTGTCCAACTTCCTTGTTGAACCTCTACGCGCGCTTCTAGCGCTATCTTGTCAGCGCCTATGAGCGATTGTCGCCGCGCTAGTGAGTCGAGCGCGAGCTTGAGGCCGGCCGCTTTGATCCGCTCGTCACCTGAGCTCTGAACTAACGCGAGCGCCTCGCGCGCTATAGCCTCGGCCTCTGCTCCCATAGAGAGTGCCATAGAGCGGCGCTGATCCTCTGTGATCCCACGCTCAAGCAGGGCCTTCCACTCATGTATAAGTTTGTGCGTCCATTTCATAGGGGCGCCGGTAATTTTCGCGAGGTCCTGAGCGGTTAGGGGGCCGGGCCACCTTCGCGCCACTTGATCAATATAGCTGATCCATTCCGCGCGCGTGTCCGGCGGTGCTACGCCCGTGAACTGTCGGCCTATCGGGTGATCAGGTAAGCTCGGCGGGGGGTATCTCCTGCGCGATCTCCTGAGCGAGATCTTTAAGCGCCTGATGTCGGTAATACGGGTCTGACGCGGGCGCGATGATCACGCGCTCAGCGCGGGGCGCAGGTATCGGCGCGGGGGGCGTCGCGTCGGCCTCCTCTCGCGCGTGTACGCGTGAGGCGAGTGAGGAGGCATCGCGCGCAAGTTGATTTCGCTCCAACCTGTGTGTCTTCTTCTGTTTCATCGTAGGTCGGCTCTGTTCCCTCACAGGTACCGGCTCAAGGCCCCACTGCGTCGCGAGTGGAGAGAGCGCCTCTCTAATATTAAGCCCGTTCTCTGCTTCGCTGATCATGTTCTCAATATGATCACTGATCCGCTGTAGGCGCGCCGCTCCATTCTTGCGCGCCCGATAGGCGCTCAAGAGGAGATGAGTTAAGCCGCGCGCGGTCGTGGCGCCCTCAAGTGAGTTCGCTCTCGCGAGCTCTAAGGCCTCATACCATTGGCCGACAAGTAACCGCTGCCATATCGCGCGGTGCGCGCGTGTGCAACCTTTGATTTTTACGATATCCTCATAGAGCGAGTGTGACTCACTCACATTCGGGGGGGTGGTGATATCCATGCTGTCTGATCCTTCAAGGTACGAACATTGCGCGCAATGGTGCGCGCATATTTTGAGCGCTGGCCCGCCCCGTTAAACTTACCGGCGGCCTCTCTGGTTGAAGCTGACCGAGAGCGATAATAGCGCCACGCTCTAAGGCCCGCGTCGATGTAGTCCTTATCTCCCTTACGGCTCCAATATTTAGGGAGCGCTTGCATAGGCCCTCTCTCGCCGCTCGATCCTACGAGGTGTGCCCGATGCCGCGTCTCGTGCTGACTGACCGCGACCGCTTCGTAAGAATCTAGGCCCTGTCGGTGGGCTCGGCGCGCCACGCGCAAACAGACGGCGTGATCTGCCTGCGCGTGACGGGCATAATATCGGCGGCTGTTGACTCCGCTCTCAGTCGCGCTCATCTCCACGCTCAAGAGGCAGATCAAATTTAAGACTCGTTCGATAGTCATGATCATATTTTGTAGCCTGCCGCTCTCAAAATCTCAAGTGCATGGTCGAGACCATACGCTACTTCAGCTCTCCAACCTAGCGTACGTAACTCCTCTAGCCATATCCGTTGATGTGGAGAGAGTCGCCCGCGCTGTTTGCCTTGTCCGGCGTCGCGCTTGAGTTCAATAGCCATGCCGCAACCGATCCCCGAAGGTGGCGGAGTGAAGATGAGCACATCTGGAACACCGGGCTTGAGCCCTTGCGCCTTGAGGCTCGCAGCTGTTCGCTTGTCTCGCTTGCCTCCGTTGGCGGTCGCTGTCCATAACAGGCCGGCTTCATCAAGCGCCTTCGCTAACTCCTTCTGTATATCGGCCTCTGAAGGTGGCCCGCTCTTTGAGCGTGGTGAGCTGCGGGGGCCTCTATAGGGTTTAGGGTTCATGGGTTTGTCTCCTTTGGGGTGTGTCGGGTCTGTGCAGGATGTGTGCAGGATGTGTGCAGGATGGATGCAGGCATCCTGCACGGTCTATCCCTTTGATATCTCTGCACTTTTCTATGTGTGTGCAGGATGTGCAGGATATCTGGCATTTCTTTATATATATGTGTGTGTATTTACGCTGTGTGTCTGAGTCACTGTGTCATTTCTGAAGCGTTCTTCTCTGCACTCTCATGTAAGAGTTGTCATTTATCTTACACATCCTGCACACTCTTCAGAAACTATAGCAATATCAAAGTGATAGGCCGTGCAGGATAGGTGCAAATATCCTGCACACATCCTGCACACATCCTGCACACCTTGACAACTCTTCAAATATCATGTATTACCTACGGTAATACATGAAACCTGAACGCCGTAAGATTCCAAGAAATCAAGACCGGCGGCGGTGGTGTAAGAGTCTTCGGGCACATACAGGTGAGTAACACCCGCGTGGTAAATCGCCTTAGCGCAACTCTCACAAGGCGCTGTTGTACAGATCATGAATGTACCTAATGTCCGCGCGCCATGTCGGGCGGCGTTTAAGATTGCGTTATGCTCTGCGTGATAGCAGCCTAGCGCGGGTTGCTCTCCGCTCCTGATCTTGAGCTGATCACGTAGGCATACATCACCACCACAAGCACGGGGGCCTTTGCGCGGCGGGCCATTATATCCATCTGAGATGATGCTCATCGTACTGGGGTCGAGGATCAGCGCGCCTACTTTGCGCCGTGTGCATGAGCTGAGCTCTGAGAGCGCCTGAGCTTGGCGCATGCGGGCTCTGAGGTGTTGTGTTTTCATTTTTCTGTTTTCCTTCTCTGCGGTGTGGTATTTGTCTTTAGAGCGCGGCGCTACAAAACCATTTAGCCCGAGACACCCTGAATGCATTTTTTAACAGCCGCGCTCATTTCACTCATTCTTATTTTTTCTCCTCATCAGGAAGCCACGCTTTTATGTGGGGATCAAGCTCAACGTCACTCTCTGTAAGCTGTCGCGCTCTAAGCTGTGCGAGCTCTGAGATCATGAGCGTTTGTAGTTGCGTGACCTGATCGCTCTTGAGCTGAAGGCTGATCTGGGCGTCTCGTAGTCGAGCGATGAGCGCGGCGCGGTCTGCCTGCTGTGAGCTGAGCTCCCCTTTAAGCTCCTCGATCTCTGCGGGGTCGCGCCCTGACGCTACCGCGATCATTGAAGAGATCGAGCCTGTGAGCACACCAAGAATCCCTACTAAAACATCGCGGTTTTTCTCCACGATCTCAACGAAGGAGAGAAAAAAGATGAGCCCTAAGATGAGCCCTAGATAGATCACGCTAAACAGCCACCCTCGCCGCGCTTTGAGCTCAGTGAGAGTGAGTGAGTTCGCGCTCTCTGCGCTCTCTGTCTGTGAGCTCGCGCTCTCTGTCTGTGAGCTCGCGCTCTCTGCCTGTGTCATGTGTCTAGCCTCCCGAAATCAGAGTCTCAATGATGTAGTGCAGCGCCTCACTCACATGATCAATCCATGTAAACGGGGCGTGGTCAATACCCCAATAACGCCGCGCTGATGGTCGCGCGATCCACCTTGTGAAAATATAGAGGTAGATTATAGAGGTGATCATTACCGCGCGATAAAGGCCCCACTCTGCGAGCTCTAGCGCTCTCATGTGGCTGAGCCGGCTCTTGATTTTTTTCGGGCCCCCGACGCGCCGCGCCTTCTCGGTCGATAGTGGAGGCTGTAGGCTCTCCGTGGTGACACCTACCGTGTAAATGATCTGAGGCTCTGCGACGCCCTTAAAGGCGTAGAGACCTGCAAGCGCGTAGCGCGTGCCGCTGGGCGTGTGGGCGTTAGCTCTCCCTCGCACCGCTTTGTAGGCGGCTTCGGTCAAGAGTACCTGACCGGGGCCACATAAGCTCATAGTGCGCGCGGCTATATTCTTTGAGATGCCCTCCAGCTCTACGGGTTTAACACCAATCATCACATCGAGCTCATGTTGTATAATCTCTACGACTGCGCCAACGTGTATCCCAATTCGGGTTTTCAGATAGGTTTTTGGAGGGATCTGGATTTGATACGCGAGCGCAAAATTGAGCGCGTCAATGGGGCGCTCAAAGCTGAGCAGGAAACCATCTGAGCGGTCTATCTCGCGTCCTTGATAGCGATAAATAAGCCCGCGTGCAAGACGATCATGATATTGGAGCCATTGCGCCGCGCGCATAGGCCCTACACGCTCCACAAAAGCCGTAGAGCCTATCAAATCGAGAAGAACGATAGTGAGCCGGCGCTCTCTCATTCGGGGCGTGAGCGGGGGTCTCATGTGCTTGACTACCTCCCGTTATTTGTGGTTCCGGCTATTGTAACACATATAAGGCTATGTTAAATATGGGCTCTGCCTTTCGCGCTGGAGAGAGCGATACGGTGGGGTGATAGATAGATCATGAGCGGGGCGCGATAATACGCGTCTCGCTCTTGTTTTTTCTAGCGCGATAATACGCGCGGCGTTTCGCGAGGCGCTCCGCTCGCTCGGTCGGTGTCTCTTGCGCGCGACGCTCTCGGGCGTACCAACTTTGATAGGCGAGGCGCTCCGCTCGCTCGGTAGGTGTCTCTGCGGCTAACGCGCGGCGCTTGCTCGGCTTGTCTCTGTGCGCGTTTTCGCGCGCGTACCTCGGGGCGGCGTTCATAGTCCCGCTGCCACGCTAAACGCTCCTCATGTGTCTGTGTCATGTATCCTCTTCTTCAGCGCGTTGAACGCTCGTTTTGTTTCACATGAAACATACCCCGGACGCGCGAGCTCATGCTCAACGCGGCGCGTCATGCGCGCGACCTCGGCGCGTAGTCGCTCAGCCTCGTTACTCATCGGGCTCACGCGCGGCCTCACGCGCCGCGAGCATCCCTAAATCTCTCGCGGCCTCGATGCGTTTTAGAATTGCTGCGGACTGCTGTTGATGTACGCTCTCTTTTACGGCGCGTTCGATCTCATAATAAAGCTCAGCGCTTAACGCTTCGGCTTCTGTGTGTGTGGTCTGGTCAACGAGAAGCTCTTTGAGCCTGCTGAGTGTGTCTGTAAGCGTCAAGGTGTCTCCTCTTCTTGTTTTTGTAGCGCGTGCCCTAAAAGCCCAAGATCTGCACATAATTTCATGATAACAGGGAAGCACTGAGAGAGGTGCAGGTACATGGCGTGAGCTACTAGGCGCGTCTCGCGCTGTGAGTGGTGATCAAGGCGTAGCTTGAGAAACTTGATATAATTTAACAAGTTACCCGACATATAAAACTTAGTCATCTGAGCGACGGGAAGCGTTAAACGCGCCTGCTCTCGGCTCACGCCCTTCTCTAACATATCGTGATAGAGCTCAAGTGAGCGTTGATAGTGCGCCTCAAGGGAATCAAGTAAAGCGAGCTCCTGAGCGGGCTCTAATGTGGCATGAGAGCTACATTGTAAGCGGCGCTCATGCTGCTGATAGAGGTGTTGGGGGGCGTAAAAGCTCACGTCATCAGAGGTGTAACGGCGGCTCATCTCGTTGTAGCTGAAGGTGCGGTGTCTCATGATCTGGCGCGCGGCATAGATAGGCGCCTCGATGATGAAGGTAGCGCCGCAGTGCTCATAAGGGCTCGTGTGTCCATGCTCTAAGAGATATTTCGCAAGCTTGAGATCACGCTCTTGATCAGGCTCCATGTCATCGAGAAGCGTTGAGACTCTGGCGGCCAACACGGGGCGCCGGTCGCATCCGTAGTAATCCACGAGTTTAACACTGATGTTGCTCAGGGGGTAAAGGTGTCTCTGTCATCGGATGCTCCATGTGTCGCGCTTCGGGGGCGCGGTGTCTTTGAGTTTGAGGTTGTAGAATGTCAGTTGGCGCCCGCCCTTGCGTTTGCGCGCTTTAATAAGATCCGGCTGTGAGGCAAGAGAGCGCCCGAAGGCTACAAGGCTCATGCGCGCGGCGCCTGTCTGCCCTACGTCTTCAGCGTAAGTTCTGAAGCGCTGCCATAGGGTCTCTGAGTCTAGCGCGTCTTCGTCGTGGGGTGATGTGAGCATCTCACAGCGCGCGTCAATGAACGCGCTGATTGAGTCTGTCTCACGTCGCCACTTACCGCGCCACTGTTCAATGTGGTCTTGGTGCTTATAGCCTCCGCGCTCGATGTATTGACGCGCCGCGTTGAGCGCCCACGGGACGAGTAAATCATACTCTGTCCTGAGCTTATCGAGCAGATCAGGGTCTCTGTCTGCGCGGGTGAAGATGTGATGGAACTCGATAGGGATCAACCGGCGCCATAGACCATGAGACCTATCTCTTGACGCTGGTAATGTGTTAGCCGCGAAAAAGTGAGCGGCTCTAGGGATCATCCTAAATGGCTTCTCCCCTTTGTTCTCAACCGTGATTGCGTCACCGGATATCATGGCCTTGATAGTGTCTGACTCTAACAGATCAGACTCAGGCATCTCAGAGACCACATTCACAGCCGCGCCGAAGAGCTGAGCTCTACTAAAGCGCTCTTTCATCGCCTGCGGCGCTAAGTGCGCGGTGCGTTCTGCCCCGAAGAGATCAGAGATGAGAGAGGCTAAAACGCTCTTGCCATTGGAGCCGGGACCGTGTGCTACAAGCGCGGTAGCTTCGCGTGTGCACATCCCGAGTAGCGCGAGCCCTAACCATTCACCAATAGTGATGATCTTGGCGTTGATCTCGTCTCTAATAGTCTGCTCTGTCTCATCGTCCTCTGGGGCGCGGTAAAGAGAGCGCGCGAGGAATGAGCGCGTAAACGTCGTGGGCTCGCGTGGCTCTGCGCCTGTGTCCTCATCCTCCCAATAGGATAACAGTTGAGGTGAGAGCTCATAATCAAGCGCGTGAATCGCGTAGAACTGAGGCCCGCGCGGTTGTACTTTGAGCCCTGTCAAGCTCGCGCTGATAAAGTGTGCACCTAACACCACGCCCATAGGCGCGCTGTCAAACGGCGTCTCGGTCTCCCCTGCGCCGCTAACGCTCGCGAGCATCTTGACGCCTCCTGTGATCAGTTTGTTGTTGATCGCGATGGGGCGCCACTCGCCTTTATCGTTCTCGTACTGCGCGCCCTCCAACTTGAGGAAGATGCGCTCTAGCCTGCTGGGCCTGTAAAGCTGCCATATCCCGCGCTCATGCTCATAACGTCGGAGCCCTTCACCATGCCATATCGGGGCGGGCTCATCGCCCATTGATTCGAGTACGGCTTGAGCGATTTTGAGATCATCGAGAGGCGCTGAGAAGGCGCGGCGCAAGGGCTGAAGCTCGGGAAAATCGAGCAGGTCAACTGGTGTAGGTGGTGCGATCCCTTCCGCTATCTGTACATCCTCGTGGATGGTCGCGAGGTCTAGGGCCTGATCGACGTAGCGCGTGAGCTCGCCACCTTCGGCACGTCTACCGGCGCATAGGTGGCGATCTAGAACGGTGCTCAGGTCTCTTAACAGAGCCTCGTCCTGTACCCAATGAGAGAGCTTGAAGACTGAGCCTCTGAAGAGATCATGTGCCTGCGAGCGGTCAAGCTCGCGTGTCTGTAGATCGTGCGGGATGATCACAGCCGGTTTCTTATCCCCCTTCGGCGCGCGTGCGGCTTGACCTCCGGCGCCCTCCCGCGCTGTCGCGCTCTGGGCCGCCTTCGGTCGGCGCTCACTGTCTGCCGCGCTTTGGCTCACTTGTTTGAGCTGTTCTGTCCAATACTCAGCGAGCTTTTCAATGTACGCGTAAGGCGTGTCTCTCTCATGTAGCCTGAGCTGAGCTTGAGCGCTTGTGATCCGCTCACCGCGCTTGTAGATCATAGGAGCGGCGAAACCTCTTGAAACCTCGATACTTGCGCGGTCTACCTCTACAGACTCATGAGCCTCAAACATGCTCTCTACTTGAGCAAAGAACCCGCGCCGCGCGCGCTCACCTAGCGCGAGATTTACAGGTTGAGCAAAGATGAGCCCCACCCGCGCGCCGCGTAAGGTGCGATAATAACACGCACCCGGCAGGCTCATCAGCGGAGTGAGCACGCGCTCAACCGTGTTAAAAAACTCTTCGCCGGAGCGCGCCGAGTCGTCACCGTGGGCGCCTCGGTCGTCGAGGTCGATCAGGACACCTGAGACAAAGAGATCTATGTTGAGCTCGCGCTTGATGATATCAGGTGAGCCTTGCTTAGAAGGTCTCAGGACATCACCGCCTTGAGCGGCGAGAGGGTAGAGCCAGACCTCTTGAGCGTTGTTAGTGACAGCGCACCAATCCTTAGAGAGCGCTTCTCTAAAGTCGAGTGTTTTCATTGAGTTAGGGTGTGCTTCACCGGGTCGCCACGCGCGCGGCGGCGCGTACCTTCGATGAGCGGGATAATAGGAGATAGGGAGAGCGCCTAGAATCATGAGTGACTCACTTTTAGCTAGGGTGGAGAGGGGATTCAAAATAAGCGCTTGACTTCGCCACTGTCAAGCGGTTATTTAATGAATCTCAAATAACCGAGGACGAAAGATGAGCAAATGACAAAAGCGCAATTCGTTGAAGAGCTCGCGCGTTCTGAGCGCGTAGAGCACCCCCCTCATTACCACAGGGACACCATCGAGGCCATAGAGGTCATTGAAGCATGGGGGCTTAATTTCAACCGAGGGAACACCGTTAAATACATCGCACGCGCGGGCCTTAAAGATCCAGCGCGAGAGCTTGAAGACTTAAATAAAGCGCTTTGGTATCTCCGCCGAGAGATCGAAAGGTTAAAAAATCATGAGCAACTCACCTAAAAACCAACAACCGTCTATTAAAGAGACACGCGCTCACCTACTCCATGAGATCCAGCATCAAATCAACCTACTCAAAGACAACGCGCAAGAGGTGAGTCCTTTGATGTTGGGAGGATGCGTAAGCGCCCTAGAGAGCCTGTTTAACGGCTATCTCGCGACGCTCCCTAGTTCCTATAGAGGGGAGGAGCCACATGATCGAGCGTAAAAAGTGGGTATCCACAAGCCCAAGCCAGCTCTCAACCTTTCGAGATTGCAAGCGTAAATGGTTCAGAGTCAGCGTGCTTGGAGAGCGCCCGCCGAGTTCACCCGCAGCGGAGCGAGGAACGCGCATACACGAACAGATAGAGCAATGGCTCATGAATGGCGTAGCGCCGACAGACGGCACCGCGCGCGCGATGCTAAGACACCTACCACCGGGCGGCTCAGTATCGCCTGATCATGTAGAGCAGGCATTTGACCTCACACCCCCCGGATGGGTGGCGCGTGTTAGAGGCCGGATTGATTTAATTGATCCTTCAACCAATCAAATCATAGACCATAAAAGCACAGCGTCTCTCAACTATGCAAAAACACAGCAAGATTTAGAGACAGACACACAGGCGATTATTTATTCTTCAGTGGCCTTGAGCGGAAGCTTAGGGATTGAATTTGATGAGCCTCTCAAGTTCACCCTCTCCTATGGCACAACCCGCGGCCCTGTAAAGACGGCGCTTGTATCACGCAGCTTCACCCGCGCTCAGTTAGCAGAGCCTCTTGCTCGTATAGGTGAAGAGGTGAGTGAGCAGCAGAGCACATCTCAGGCGCTCGAATGGTCCGAGGTCGCGCCCAATTATCAGAGCTGTGATAAGTATGGTGGATGCGCTTTTCGGCATGATTGCACCCGCGCCGCCCAACGCGCAACGGTGACAGCGCCCGAGCCGAGCTCTAAAGACGTTCGCGCCTTCATGAGCGCGCTCAAGGGAGAGGCGCCGCAGGCGTCAAACGTGATCCAGATCGAAGCGCGCCCCGCGCTAGAGACAAATGATGAGCTAGATGAGGACGGGGAATGGTACCGCCAAACAAACCCGCCCGACGGGCTCCCTGACCGCGAGCCCTTGCCCGAAGACCAACGACCCTCTCAAAGACTCCCTCGCTTTCGATGGAACGGGAAAAGCCTGTCAGCAATGCGCGCGGCTGATCGCGTGCAGGCTATTCAGGAGCTCACAGGGGTGATGAGCGCCCAAGCGCGCGCCGCTTATGCCGACCCACACAGAGCATCTCACAGCAGACACCATGAGCGCGAACAAAGAGCGCTTAGAGGTGATCCATAAAATCAATTATGGCCTGATCACAGTCACAGACACACCGGAGCCACCCATGAGCACCAATGATTTTTTCGGCCTTTTCGCAGAGACAGCACCTGAGCCGATACAAGAGAGCGCACCTGAGAGCGCTACATGAGAGCGCACCTGAGCCGATACAAGAGAGCGCACCTGAGCCGATACAAGAGAGCGCACCTGAGCCGATACATGAGAGCGCACCTGAGAGCGCACCTGAGAGCGCACAAGAGAGCGCACCTGAGCCCGCATGGGTAACGGAAGACCCCACGCTAAAGCCTGAGCATTACGCGCCTAATATTCTACTCATCGACGCAGTAGCGACCACGGGCGAAAGCTCGCACATGCTCGACGAACTCGCGCCACTCATTAAAGACATTGAGCGCCAGCATCAACGCCCCATTTCGATGATCCCATATGATGAGGGGTGGAAGATTCTTGGCTCAAGACTCACGTCATGGGGATTCAGAAAAAACATAATAACCATTGACTCTTCACACCCATTATATAGACACTGTTCACACGCCTTGTTAGCACTCGCTGACATTGTGGTTAGAGGAACACGTTAAAACATAAACACCTGAAAAGGCTAAATAAAATGACAAATGAATGGAATAACAACACATGGGATAACACCCCAAAAACGGCGCCTAACGCGACGCCTAACGCGTGGGGGAACGCACCACAGCAGCAAACGCAAGGCGGCTCGATATGGGACAACTTCGAGGAGATCGACACGTCGCCACAACGTAACGGATATGTTCCCGCCGGCCTTGATTGTGACGTTGAGGTCATCGAATTAAAAGTGATCCAGAGCATCAAAAATAATAACCGCCCTATCTTTATCGCGACGATTCAGACGCTCGAAGCTGAGCCCGCGCGTTATGATTGGGTAGCGAAAGCCGATGAACGGCCCTATCTCCAAAACATCAAGGCGTTCGTCTGCGGCTTGAATCCACAAGGAGACCCGCGCTCATTTGGGCGCGAGATCATGGAAGAGCTCACAGGCCCGTCACAGCCAGCACGAGGAAAGCGCGTTCACTTACGCTCTGAGCAGATCCTCACGCGCAGCGGTAACGAGTTTACGAAATGCCATTGGAGCGCCGCGCGTAGCTAACAGCCCCGCCCGCCGCATTGAAGGCCCCGAACAGAGACAGCTCCTAGCAACACATCAAAAGGCGCCGCGCGCGCCAACGGTGGAACCATGAAAAATTTAACGATAGACTGTGAGACCGAGCTTATAGGGCAGGGGCGCAAGGCACCCTTAATGGCGTGCATGAGCGCGAGTGATGGACAGGCACACCAGCTCTTAAATCCAGATGAAGGATGCGATTTATTACAGCGATGGATACGCTTAGATCAAGGTTGGCTCATCGGTCATAACATCGCATTTGACTTGGCCGTGGTCATACGTCACCGGCCCACTTTAGCCGCGAGTATATGGCGGTTATATGATCAGGGGCGAATATGGGATACAGGCATTCATGAGCGCTTAGTGGCTCTCTATCACGGATGGTCTCAGCATCCCGAGATAGGGCGCCCTATCATATCCCAAGGGGTGAGCCTCGCTCAGCTCGCGCGAGGTCTCCTAGGTCTTGATCTCAGCTCTCAGAAACTAGACCCAAATTCACCGCGCTACTCCTACGGAAAGCTCTTAGACACGCCGCTAGATCAATGGTCAGCAGAGGCGAGAGATTACGCGCTCGAAGACGCGCGGATCACTCATGAGATCTTCGAGGCCCAACAAGCGCGGCTCATGGACGTGGAGCACATCACGCGCGCGCCTTATCGCTATCTCGCGAGCTTCCACACTCAGACGCGCGCCGCGTGGGCTCTCCATCATCTGGAGCTATGGGGGCTCAGGACAAGCGCGGAGAGCGTCGAGACGTGGCGTGATGAGCTCACTACAAAGCGCGCTAAACTTGAGCGTGAGCTTGTAGATTTTGGGCTGCTCAAAGAGGGTGGTAAACGCAACATGAGCGCGATTAAGGCGGTAATTGAAGCGAGCTATGGAGACGCCACACCGCGAACCGAGAAAGGCGCTATTCAAACATCCGGTGAGGTATTGGAGGAGAGCGGCGAGCCTATCTTAGAGAGCCTCGCTAAGTGGCTGAAACTAGACAAGTTATCAGGCACATTCGGCCCTGTAATTCAGAGCGCGACAGAGCGCCCGCTTAACCCACGTTGGAATGTGTTAGTGCGGACCGGTCGTACGAGCTGTACTAAGCCCAACCTACAGCAGCTCCCTCAAGAGGGTGGTGTGCGCGAGTGCTTTAGACCGCGTGAAGGGTGCGTTTACATCGGCGCGGATTACTCCACGGCGGAGCTCGTCGCGCTCGCTCAAGTGTGCTTGAATTTAGGACTAGCCTCTAAAATGGCGGAAGCCATATCACAAGGTCAAGATCTACACTTAGCTCTAGCCGCTGATCTCGCGGGCGTGACTTATGAGCGCGCGCTTGAGCTCAAAGCCTCAAAAGATAAGCAGATTCTCAAACTGCGTAAGCTCGCTAAGGTGCCAAACTTTGGGCTTACCGGGAGGCTTAGGGGCGCAGGGTCTGGTAGGTTTTGCGCGGGGCTCTTATGGACTCGATATATCAGAGCATGAGGCCGAGGAGCTGAAACGCGCATGGTTCGCGCGGTGGCCCGAGATGCGCCGCTACTTTGACCACGTTAAAGAGCGTGTCAGGGTAGGCCATATCATCCAACATCACAGCGCCCGCAGGCGCGGTGGCGTGGGGTTCACGGACGGCGCTAATACCTATTTCCAAGGACTCGTTGCAGATGGAGCTAAGAGCGCGCTCTTTGACGTGGTGCGCGCCGCGTGGATGGAGCCAAAAAGCCCGCTATTCGGCGCTAAGCCTGTGCTCTTTATTCATGATGAGATTATCTGTGAGGTTGAAGAGTCGAAAGCGCCCTCCGCTGCTGATGAGCTCGCGCGGCTCATGCTCAAGGGGATACAGCCTTGTATCCCTGATCTGCCTATTCAAGCGGAAGCGTGGTGTAGCCGGGTGTGGTGTAAGGGGCTGGATGAATTGCGCGGCGCTGACGGGTCTCACGTCATTCAATAGAGCGTTGGCGGGGTCGAGATCAAGACGCATAAAGATGATCTCAGCGTGATTCCGCTGGGTCTGAGTCCTGAGCTCAAGTAGCTCACGCATTACCACGGCGCGGGGGTCTTCGTCCTCATCCTCACCCTCATAGCTGGGCTCTGAATCACGAAGGCGCGGCGGCGGTGCGCTGCACGCTCTCAGGGAAAGTGAGATAAGGATGAGCAGAAGACTCGCTGTGATGATCCTGAGCGCGGCCATTAGGGCACCTTTGAGAGCTGGGCCTTGAGCTCTCTTATGTCTTCAGCCATTGTTTTATTTTGGGTCTTCAGCTCGATAATCAGCCCCTTGATTTCTCCAAAAACCTTAGTGTTCTCGCGGCTGTCGGTCTCTAGCTGTTCGATCCGGCGCTCATGGTCTCGGCGCTGATACTCTGCGCGCGCGAGATCACTAGAGAGCTTGATAACCCACGCTAGCGCGGGGATCGCGAGAAGAGAGAGGCCGCGCCATAACCACTCCAACGCGGTGGGTTGATCAATTGGCTGTGTCATTATCATCACCCTTCTCAAGCTCTGGCGCTCCCACCGCCGCGCTCACCTTGCGCTTAAGGATGCTCACGATAATGCTATTCATCGCGCCGGCGCCCATGCCTATGATTGCGCCGTACAAAACAAGGCTCTCATCTTCTGTGACCTCTGGATGGATGAGCGCGCCCACGACCGCGCCCACTATCAATGCCATTGAGCGGAGAGCTAACACGCGCTGGGGGCCTGAGACCTTGAACATGTCTAAGAGCGGTCTGGACCACTCAACAAGCGCCCACGCGCTGATCGCTGTCCAAGCGAGAGTTTCAAGTGGTAAGAGTGAGGGGTTGATCTCCATGATAAAGCCTTTTATTTACTAGGGGTTATACGTGCGTTTGAGCCTCATTCTGAGCTCAACGCCTGCGGCTAATAGATCGCTGAGTAGTGACCGAATCGAGGGTCCAAAATCCTCACCTGTGAAATAGAGAGGATAGGGCGGCTGACCTCCGTTGCGCTCGCTCTCTGTCGCGCTGAAGATGTCGAGGATGTGAGCGCCGAAGGGGTCACTGGTGCGCGCGTCTGCGTTCTCTCGCCAATAGCTAGGCGGGGTGATCTCGGTCTCAGGAGATATCATGTCAATGATCACAGTGCACTGAGCCTCAACGGTGCGCCCGCGTTGTGCTTTGATCTGCGCTGGTTGGGGCTCTCTGATCACAAAGGGGAGTAGCTCAACATCTACGCTCTGAGCGCTCCCGCTCGTAGGCGCGCCCGTGATCGCGAGTGATCGCGCGGGGCTCAGATAAAGCCTGGCGGTGCCGCTGTCGTAGCGGGTTGAGTGATACAGCGCGCCTGATACTCTGATTAAGCGTTCCTCTCCCCATGCGCTAGTGATGTCTGACGATGTTAAATAAGGATCGGCGCTCGGTGTGAGCGTCGCTGTGGTCTCCTCGATGAGATGCCTGAAAAGGCCGCTGAGCTGATTAATGAGCGCGGTGTAAGATCCTCGCACACTGTACAGCGCCTCGTGAATAAACGCGCGCTGTGAGAGGTGTGGTGTCTCGGTCGCCTGTAGGGGCAGGTCGTAAAGCGTCGCGAGGGTTTCAAGGTAATCTCTCGGCGCGCGGTGAATCTGGGTATCTGCGCGGGCCTCTCTAATGTGGTTGTCTTCACGGAGCATCGCTAATCACCTCGCTGAGTTCCGGCTGTGCGCTCTTGAGACCTGAGCTCAGAGTGAGCTGAGATCCTGAGACGGTGTATGCGTAGCGACGAGCGTCAATGTATATAGCGCCGCTCTCACCTAAACCTAGCAGGCTCTCTAGCTCTAGCGCGGTCTCGCCTCGCGCGTGGTCTCGCGTTAGCACTGTCTGAGCACTACCCGCATGCTCTTGAGAGATGCGCCCGAAGATGTCCACGATCTGGTGCAATTGGGCGGGGCGCGGGGGCTTGACTGTCGCGAGGTCCACCGGCTCCTGGCCGCTGAAGCGTGCGCCGGTCGTGTAAAAGCTCGGTGGTAGACTGCGCGCTGTGTAGCGCTGAGCGCCTCGATTATCAGGCTCTATCACTAGCGCTGAGCCTACGGTGTAGGTCGTGAGAAAGCTCGGGCCGCAATGTAGAGTGAGCACATATGAGCCCGCCGGCGCCGGTGGTGTGAACGCCTCAAGATCACCTCGCCGCTTGATCAGATTGGGGCCTTGGCCTGCGATCCCTGAATAGAGATATGTGGTGACGCCATCAACCTGCATTGATAACCGATAGGGCGCGAGCTCATCAGAGAGGGGGCCTGTGAGCTGGATTTGTGCGCCGCCTCGATGATGGACGCGCGTTGATCGGAGCTCAAGATAAATGAGCGCCTCTTGATTTGGCGATCCATAGCCGCGCTCTAGAACTGAGCCTGCTAAGCTCTCAGGGTCGCCGTAGCCAAACCCGCCGCTCTCGGGGTCACCATAGCCTTTCATGATCAGGTCTCCTCGGCCTTGATACTCACACTAAGTGAGTGCATGGCACCAAGTGATGGCGCGCTCATCGCGACGCCGAATAAATCACCCTCGCTCAGCGATATCGCGGGGCTAAACGTGAGCTTATTAGAGGCGGGCATATTAGCTTGAGCCGAGAGAATCGAAACGGTCTGTGTATTGTGTGTGATCGTGTCGAGCTTCCAGTTTCCTTGAGTGGTCGTGAAAATGTTAAAGTTTGCGGTGTTGGTGTTTGGGCCGGCGTTCCTTACAGCTACGCTCATGTGAGTGAGCGTGCAGTCATAGGGCACGCGCCACGGGCCCACCACGGGTTCTACTTTCACGGGGTTGAACGCGCTCTGAAGGGTGGTGCTGTCGAGGTCGTACCAATGAGTCACATGAGCGGAGTACATGAGCTCGTGTTCGCTTGGTCCTGCTGCTCCATCTGCTCCATCTGCTCCATCTGCCCCGTTCGCTCCATCTGCTCCATCTGCCCCGTTCGCTCCATCTGCTCCATCTGCTCCTACCACTGAGCCCGCGTTTATGCTTGAGCCGTCATCAAGCGTTAAGATGAGCTCACCTGAAACGTTAACTGTCGCGGTGTCTATACCGTTGTTAATGGTGAGGGTGTCTAGTGTCGATGTGATCGCATCTAGCGCGGTGTACCAATCTCTTGAGCCTATCGCGGGAAGGCGAAGTGATCTCGCCGCGCTCTCAATCTGCAACGTGCAAAAGGCGCTCGCGGGCGCGGTGCGCGGGTCGCTGTCGCTCGTCTCGGCTGTCGCGGTGTTGGTCGCAACCAAGAAGAGTCTCACGTCTCCCCATGTATCGTTAACATTCTGTAACGTGGGATCTTGTATCGCAGCGCTTGATAAACTCGCGGTCTGGCCCGTTCGGGGCAATAGGATCGACCATGAGAAGCTGAAGCTCGCGCTAGGGTCTGCGCTGTCTACCGCGCCACCAAACACGCCATAACTTTGAGCCGCTAAAGGTAAGCTGTGCGTGATCGTGGGGTCTGCGTTTGATACGGGGTCTAGGGTCCATCCCGCGTGCGCTGTGATCGTCATTTTATCGCCTCACTAATAGCTGATAGTTGAGAGTGAGCGTGAGCCCTAAATTATCTGTAACGTCTTGATTCAAAGCGCTAAGGTCAAGGGATGCTACGCCCTTTATAGCGTTCGCACCTGTGATCTCTGTGGAGCTATCGTCTAAATAAGAGCGCGAGGTGATGAGGCTCGCGCGCGGCGCGGGTGAACTACCGTCTGAGAGCTGAGTCTCTTCTAATAGACCTATCTCAACCGGTGCCGTAATCAAGCCGCCTGTTGTGCTTGCGCTTGAGTGGGTCGTAGTTGTGTTGGCTCCGTCGCGTAGAACATGGATAGTATGGAAAGCTTGAATCATGAAGAGCTCACCACCTGTAAACGTGCTATCAAAGATGAATACCGGGTGTGATACACGCTCAATGATATCACCGCCGGTTAAGCTGCCGTCTGTGGTTACCGTTGTCCACGCGGCGGGCGTCGTGCCTGCGGTTCGCCATTTGTTATCAAAGGCTACTGTGAGCTCATTCGTAAAAGGGCTTTGAGTGCTTTGTGAGATTCTCACGCTCTCGGTATATGCGCCGCTGAGAAACCTAACCTGAACTTCTACACTAAAAGGAAACACGCTAGAGAGACCGGCTAAGCGAGTTTCTAGGCGTTCAATTCTTGCGCTGGCTTCGCCTAATGAGATGAGAGGGGTCTCATACCAACGGGCGTTTATTGTGGGCGTGTGTAATTGGTCGTTCAAACCATCTTGAGCGGCTCTGTAGGCTATGTGTTTGAGGACACTCAAGAGGCCGTTTAAGCCTAAAGCGCGGCTTTCTGTGCCCGTTGACGCGGTGTTTAAGAACTGATGGGTTGAGAGAGTTTCCGCGTCTCCTTCCGGTTGAAGAAACGCAATGGCGCGCGCGTCTGATACGTCTAGCGCGCTGATCGGTGTATGTGTCAAAACTCCGGCGCTGTCTACTTCATACGTGAGCAGAGGCGCCCATTGCCCAACGTCGGCGGCGGTGGTCTCAGCGGGCCTCGCTACACCTGCGCTGAACTCCACACGCTCCCTAAGTCGCGTCGTGGGTGAATAGCTCACCTCTTGAGAGCTGCCTACATCCCAACGGCGCCGCGCGCTTGTGTCTGCGGCGACCTGAATGGATCGAGCGTAGAGCGTGTAGGTGGTGCCCACGGTGCGCGCCGCGCTGATGTCTACAGGGCTGTTAATGTGAGAGCTTGCGCTTGAGTCGAACCTAATCACGCGCGCCTCTGGGCTTAAACTGTTCCCGTTCGCGTCTGTCGGCGCGCCGCCTGCTGTGATCTCTAGGTAGCTACACGAGCTCAGCGTGAGAAACCCTGTAGCGTGAGCGTAGGTGAGCGCGGGGCCACTCAATAGCCCGCCGTCATAGGCGCTTAGATCTGCGGCGCCTAAAAGCGCCCCGAGTGCCCTTTGATCATATTCATAGGCTAGATCAGTGAGCGCTTTTACGTCCTCTAAATCGGCGCGCTCTAACGGTTGGAATTTTACTCTATCCATTTTCAGGTCTCCTCGGGGCTCGGGATGATCGCGAGCGTGCCTAGTCTAATCACTCTATCAGCTGCGGGGTAGAGATCCTCAAGCGTTTGGGGCGTGGCGTCGTCGCCCGTTCCGGCGACGTAGAGCGCTATGTTTCTCACACCGTCCACGCTCATGATCATCTCAGTGAGTCGAGCGGTATATAAGGGCTCTCCTATTCGGTACACGCTGAGCGCGTCAATCAACGCTCCCTCTACGCTCTCGCTGAGCGCGCTCAGCTCATACCCGCTCTCTGGGGTGAGGTGGATGTCAGCGTTGAGCCTTGCGATGCTAGGGGGGTACACCCTCACGCGCGTTCCTGCCGCTCTCCATCCGGGCGCGCTGTTCGGTGTCGCGGGGTCGCCTTCGATAATTCTCTGAACGGCTGCTATGGGGCCGGTGAAGACTTCATAGGCACCAAGTGTCCACGCGGCGGTGTCAGGGATCGCGTCGGCGTCTAAATAGATCACTCCGCGCTCTGGAACGCTCACATAATCGGCGGTGCTCACCATACGCGTGATGCTCGTCAAGGGGTCTATGTAGGTGATCGTTAGGGTATTCACGGCGGGGCCGTCGTGATAAATGATCGTGGGGCCGGTCGCGGTGGCTGTGCCTGTGTAGCGCCTCCCCGTGATGGTCCTCAGACCTAACTCACCTGATCCATCATCAATATAGAGATAGCTCATTCCCGCGACGCTCGGATCTTCGTAAAGTGACGCGAGGGTGATACGCGCGCCCTCATAGCTCAGCGCGGCAAATTCAAGCGCGGGTGGCTGTGAGCGCGCTAAGCTTTGGAGGTAAAGGAGAGCGCGACGCTTAAGCGCTGTGTCTGTCTCAGCCTCTTGGCCGTTGGTCAGTGGGGCTGGATTCGCGCACGATAAGATAGAGGGGCTCGCGCTCACTATCGTGTCTATACGTTGCGCGGCGATGTTACCCGCGCGGCCTTCAAGTGATGCTTCAACTGTGAGTGAGCCTGTCACATCTCCCGCGCTAATAATGAGGTCAGCGGTTGAGGTGTACAAGACCTCTGGCGCGGTCGAGGCGCTGAAGGCTGAGCCCGCTTCGATGGTGAGATCTGAGCCAAGCGCGCCGGTCAAAGTAATGTCAAGGCTTCCGCTCGCCGTGGTCGCCTCTAGCCGTGTCACGGTGCCGGGGGGGAGCTCTGCTAGGCGCTCGTCTAGCTCTGCGCCTGTCGCGTTGCGGAAATCAAAAGCATCTCTCACGCCTGCAATCCTGCGCTCTGTCGATGATGCAAGCGCCGCCATACTCTGCGCTAGAACGTCAATAACGCTCCCTTGGGCGGTGTCTGTGAGCTCACTACGAGAGATAAGCGAGCCAAGAAATATGCGCGCTAACTCGTCGCGCGCTCTGGGAACGTATGCCATTTTATAACCTCACTTGAGATGTGATGAGCCCGCCCGCGCGCGCTGTAAATTCGAGCGCCGCGCTCAAATGATCGCCCCTATCTGAGAGCTCGATCACGCTCACGCTCTCAACTCTAAGATCTCGCGCTAACTGCTCTCTGATATGCGCGCTGAGGTAGCCCGCGCTCGTCGTGGTCACGCGCTCACCTATAGTGAGAGGTAGGCCATACGCGGTCAGGATGGGTGTCTCTCCCTGGCGCGTGTGAAGGCGATGAGTGAGCGCTTGCTCTAGGTTCCTTGATCCTCTGACCGTCGCGAGATCATCAGCGACAAGATCAAGATCACCTGTCGCGGGATCAATGAAGAGATCAACGCCGTGGGGCTCGCGTTGTGTTGGTGCGCCGCTCTGAATTATATCAGGGATGAGTATCACTGAGCCCGCGCGCGGCGGCTGTCCTCGCCCGTCGCGGTCGGCGCTCAGCCAACCATTGAGCCTTGAGAGCTCAGGCCACCTCTCCGCGTCGCTGAATACACGCGCGGCTATGGTGCGTAAATCCTCACCTAGCCTGAGCCTGTAGGCGGTCGTGGGGATGAGGTCTCTAAGCGGCGCTATCACGGGCTCTGAGGCGCTAGGCACTAGGGGCGGCGCGGTCGCGGTCTCAAGCTCAGGCAGAGGAATGATCGCGCTTACGCTCTCCGCTTGGATCTCAATCTCTTCTACTGCGCCAAAGATGCTTCGTAATAGCGACCATTCCGCGCTAAACTCATCATCGTAGGTGATCAAATCGTTTACGAGTAGCTCGCCCGCGCTCCTTAATGATCCGGCGGTCTTGCTGATCTGTCTCAGGATATCGGCGGGGATGTCTGCGAGCTCTCTTAGTCCGTTCATAGTACCGCTAGCGGCGCTTGTGAGCTTATCTAGCGCGATTAGCGGCCCGCTGATTCCTCGTCTCACATAGGCGTTGGAGCCCTCTGTGAGAAGCTGTGCGACGGCTACACCGTCGGCCATGAACTGAATAGCTGACGTGACCCTTGAGAGCGCGCCCTCAAGATCAAACAAAGCATCTTCAGGCGCCGGCGCCGCATCATCGTAGGATTGAAGAGATAGAGACCACTCGGGCGCTAGATTAGAACTGTCTGCGTTGCGCTCAAAAGCTAGAGTGCCCACCTCTACTTTGAGGTGAATCTCTTCGTCAAGCGCTCTAAAAATGAGTTCGTGCGACTCTGTGCCCTCGTTGGCCGCTGTCCTCTGATACTCCTCTAGGAACCGAGAAAACGCTATCAGGATAGCTGGGCCTAGCTGTGAGGTGATCGCGCCTGTGGCGGTGAAGCTGGGCCGCGCGTCATAACCCGCGCTCCCTGATAGTTCTATCGTGCGCTGTCTATAGCGCCCTAACTCTCTGATAGGTTGGCCGAGCGTGTAGGTCACTTGGCTGGGGGCTTGAGCGGATACGCTGAGCGCGTTAGGGGGTAGTGGTAAGCTCACAGCGCGATACAGTGCGCTGTTTCTGTGCCACTCAACAAGATAGCGGATGTTCACGCGTGCGAGCGCGGCTAGCGCGCCTCCTAAAGCGCCTCCTATTTTTATACCTGAACTCGGCACGTTTTCACCTCTCTATCTTCGCGATCTCTGAGGCTATTCTATCAGACGGGGGGGTGATTGTCTCTATCTGATCAGAGGGTAAGCTCACCGCGCTTAGTGCTGTTGGGGCGCCTGAGACCACATCAAGTGAAGCCGCGCTCACTACACTAGCGAGCGCTGTTTGGAGGCTTAGCACCGCTGTTCTGAGCTCATCGAGCCGCGCTTGATAGGTCTCTAGGGTTTCTATCGTGGGCTCTGCTACTGCGATATGCTGCGCCGGTGTTGCTCCTGAGCTCACCTCTAGCACGCCTTGAACTCTGGCGCGTGGTGAGAGATAGAGCGCGCTTTCACCTGCGATAATCCGCGCGCCTGCGCTCTTGAGCTCGTTGTGATCAATGCTGATTTGGTCGGCGGGATACTCACCCGCGCTGTCTAGCGTGATCCCGTCTACGTAATTCTGATCCTCGCCCAACACGCCTATGATGTAGGGGGCGCCCGCGCCCTGTTGAATCGTCAGGACCTCCGCATTGATCGCGGGTGTGCTCATCCTGTCGAGGTCTCCACCGCCTAAAGAGATCACTGTACACCCTGTGTAAACAATCCCATTGAAATCAATCAGATCAATCTCAGGCGTGCTCTCTGTAATGTAGCGGTCGATCACTTGCATTACTGCCAAGCGCGCGCTCTTCAAGCCTATGAAATTCTTAATCATGAACGGGCTCTCCTGTCGTGTAAAACCCGCGTGTTAGGGATAATGTAGAGCGTCTAGTGATCACTCCACCTGAGAGCGCTCTTGTGCTGTGAGAGATGGTCTCAACATAAGCGCAGAAATAGCGCGTCTCATCATGGGCGGGCGTCTCAAACTTTACCCACATACCCGCTCTAATGTCTAGCCTCTGCGCTGTGTTGGCTGTGCCGCTTAAATAGCGGTGCGCTCCGCGAGTGAGGCGGTCTACGATCTCGATGGTGTATTGGACCTCACGATTAAGTGAGCCCGCTTTACTCGCGCGGCCTTGGGGGAAAAACGGCCACTGTCCACGGTACATCCTGAGCCCTGCGCGCTCGATATCCTCGCGGTCAAGCGTCGGTGTGCCTACTAGCCCGAAGGCTTCAACGCCTCTGGACTCATTGAAAGGCGTGTCTACATAGACCGAGTTTACACGGTCTTGAGCGTTGGCGCTTACACCTAGCCTGATGATCTCATCTGCGGTAATGATCCGCGAGAGCCGCGCCGCGTGCTCTTGTTGCGCGGGGGCGTTCGGGTCTACACCTTGTGAGCTCAACGCCTCGAAGATGAACGGCTTCAGTCTATAGATGATCACGGGTGTGGAGCCTAAGAAGTCGCTCACCTCACCTGAGACGCTCGCGGGCTCAAGCGATGGGTAGAACTCGATAAGGCTAGGATCGACATCAAAAAAACTAGAGAGGATCGACCACGGCGCGCCGGTGGGCCTAATGTGCGCGGCGTTAACGGCGCGGCCAAACACAGACCTAAAGAGCGGGGCGCGCTCTGGCGCAAACTGCCGCGCGCGGGCCTGTGAGTGGATGACGGGTAAAGCGCTGAGCTTCGCGCCGCCTGCGAGTGTCTTGGGTAGTCGATAATGAGGCGAGAACTCGTTATAAAGCGCCCTCAACACTGAGCCTACATCTGACCTCAACACGCGGCTCAAGACGCGCTTTAACAGACGGCCGAAAGCTTTTAACTCGTAAATGTGCCCGCTGAATAATGACTTGCCCGAGAGGTAAACTTGAGACTCTATAAGAGGCGCTATAAATGAGCCCGCTGTGATCGTGATCTCAGGCGCGGCGATCATGCCCGCTAGATCGGGCTCAGAGAGCGCTTCGATCCCATAACTGACAGCGTTTAAGCGCCCTAGGAACACGGCGCGCTCTACACCTTCCCGCTCGATCCACTCACTCACAATAAGCCACGCGTCAAGATTGACTGCGCCTGTGTCCTCATAGTAGGGCAGCGCCTCACTCTGCTCATGCAAGGGGATCTGGAGTGTGATCTGAGCTTGATGATACGGGGCTGTGATCATCTCTTGTAGATCAATCATGGTGGTGTAGCTCGTGAGCCGACATAAGAGCGCTCATCGGTGTAAAGTGTAACCGTTGCTGTGTTCACGGGATGAACCTTGTGAGCCTATCAAGCACCTGATTAAAGGCGCTAACGCTCCCTGCTAAAGCGCCCTGTAGTTTGATCACGATGTCAGTGAGCTTAGTGAGCGCCTGCACATTCTCACTCATCTTCAATATGTTGCGCTCGCTCTTTCCTGAGAGCTCAATCATCTTCTCAAAAATCGCCGTGTCTGCGGGGTCGTCTCTCAGGCTTCGAGTGGTCGTGCCTTGTTGCGCCGCCTGTTTTCTGCCTAAATTAAGCCGCGCGGATACGGCGGCTGGTGTGGCCCGCGCGCTTGTTTTAAGAGATCCTGTCCCCACGCCCTGTATAAGCCTTCCTGCGTCGGCGGTGCTAAGGCCGGGAATGCTCGCGAGCGCAATATTACCCGCCTCTCCTTTGCCTAAGTTCTTGCCGACTATTCCGGGTATAAGCTCGGGGGCAAGTTGGTAAGCCTCGGCTGTTTGCATAGCGCCTAACATCGAATCTGAAGAGCTGTAAATTTCAGCCATGAGCGCGAGTTGAGCGAGATCCTGAAAGGGTGCTGATATCTGGCCGGCTGCACCCTGCGCCACTCCCTGAAAACTCTGATACATTTGTGTAGGGCGCCTGCCTCGCTCCCCTGTGCGCTGAGAGATCGCCATGATACCTTGCGCCACGCCGGAGGGGTCTGTTTTGAGCCCTTGAGAGGTTAGACCGTCTATGAGCCCGCCTACACCGCTCAGGAATGAGTCAACGCCCGGCCCTCTAAGATCGAGCTGGTTCTCGGCCACATTTCTTAAGGCTAAAGACTGATCAAGCGCAAGTCCTACACTCATTCCCGTGTTTTGAGCGATGATACCGGCAAGAGCGCTCATCCCTCCGGCGCTTACACCCGACCTCTCAGCGCTCGCTAAGCGCATGAGTCTGTCAGAGCTCAGGTCTCCCTTCTGTCGCCTTGAATCCCACGCCGCCTGCTACACCTGTGATCATTTGCCGCGCTGAAGAAGAATCAAGGCCTAGAGCTTCAAGGTCTTTTGTACGCGACTCGCTGAACGTTTTCGCGTTTTCCGTGTCAACAATGCCCGCGATCTCTGCCTCTTGCGCCTCTAGCCCTATGATCTGGCCTAAACGCGCCTGTCGCGCCTTAAGACTCTGTGCGGTCGCCTTCATGGCCTCACCCGCGATTTTTACGGGAAGTCCCGTGGAGACTCCGAAGATTTTAGGCATAATTCGAGCTATACTAGATAGCTGACCACCTACTCTTGAGGTGAGGGAGCCTAGAGAGATCTCGGAGCTCACCGCGTCGATGGTCGCGCGCGCCTCATTACGGAGTATGCGCCTGACCTCTTTCTGACGGCTTGCGATCTGCTCTTTGTTCTCTTTGTCTCCGTCCGGCGCTGCGCTCGGCGTGGGCGCGGGAGCTTGAGGCGCTGTGGGGATCGCTCCCGGTGGCACATTGAGCCCCGCTAAATTGTCTTTGATCCCCTCAACAAGCGCGGCCATTTCGCGCAGAGCTTGAAGCGCCTCATTGTCATCTATCTTGACTTTTATCTGTGTCTCTTGAGCCATGTCTAAGCCTCCGTTTTAAATAGCTTTTTCTCTAGCTCATCAATCCACTCAACGCCTGTCTCAGCGGCTTGATTAGGTTTAATCTGGGCGGCGCTCTCAGGCGCCAATGCGTTAAAACGCTCATCATCAAGCTCAAGCAGAGCTCTTTCTAACACATGCGCGGGATGCGCGAGAAAGCGCGAGGGGTCTAAAGCAGACGCCTCAAGCGGGGGGTGGTGGATCGAGAGACCTGATCCTGACAAGGGGTGTAGGCTCCGCGCCATCTTCGCTCTTCGCCACGTGTCCGTGAAAAAAGCCGCGCTCATGCGCTGCCACCTCCTCGTAGATGGCGAAGAGGAAGAGGGTCATAGCGGCCGGCCCATTCATCTAGCCACTCGGGGGGATCGAGTAGCGCTTGTGAGAGTGTGGCTAGTGCGTAGATCCTGAGCTTTGCTATCGCGGGCAAGTCGTCGTACTTTTCAGGCGCGCTGAGCTGCACAAGCGCTCTATCTCGCCTGATCGTCTGATCAGTGGTGAGGATGCGACACACAACCGAGGCGCTCAGGGTCTCGCCCTGTAGATCAAACTCGATATGTAAGAGCTTCTCAGCTCCTACGGGCTCGCTGTCTGCGGTGCTCTGTGGCGCGGCCTCTGCGCGCTCTCGGATCGTGCTTAACATCACTTAACCTCACTCGTTAGGGTAGACTACTTTTCGGACTTCAAAGCTCAGATTCTCGCTGAAGAGTGAGCTAGAGTCTACTCTAAAGTTTCGCGTTGTTGGCCTGCAACCTTCAAGCGTTAGGAGTCTATCACCACTGTTCTCATCAATCACGCTCATGTCAATTCCACCGGCGTTTAAGATGTCGCTCGTCGAGCCCTTCTGCCACCCGCCGTTATCCTCTAAAGCGCTGCTTAGAGATCCTGATTGCGTCAACGCTCAGGGTAGCTGTACGCCTCACGGGGATGATCTCTTGTGAGTCAATCTCGCCTATCACATCAACGCGCTGAGTCTGGATGTTCTCTGAGACGTTCACGCCTGTAGCCCACCCGATTTCGTCACCTGTCGCGCTCAAGAATACTTTACAACTAGCGCCGCTAATACCTTTATACTGTGGCATTTTAGACTCCTCTTAGGTTGTGATTCGTACCGCTACGGCGGTGATTGAGATAAAGTTGAGGGGCTCAACCGGTGCGACCTCATAGCTAATCGCTACCTCATCGCCAAGGTCTTCAAGCTGGATATTCTGAAAAGCTTTAATCACGCCGTCTCGAACCTGTGATGTGAGGCTACTCTGAACGCGCGAGGTGATCAGAGGAATCTGACTTGCTCGCGTTGGGCGCCCGATCTGATCAGCGAGCGCGGCGCGTAACGTTCGTAGTGATACAAGTATGGACTCATACGCGCTCACCTCACAATAGACCGGGTTATTGTCTGTGAGATAGGTGGTGATAGATCTCTCGACGCGCGGGCCTAGATTATCTGTACTGATCGCGATAGTACCGCTCTTGATCGCCTGCTCAATGTCGGCGTATGCGTCCCATGATTGCGAGGTCTCGATAATGCGCGGGCGCTTGCGCGTGAGCGGCTCGCCTGTGTCTGATCCCGCTTGCATAGCGGCCAACATGAGCGCGGTATATTTCGGGCTCTTGGTCTGGGTCTTCCCGCGCGGGTCAACTAGTTTGATGCTCTGTGAGGCTAGTGCTATGGCGGCATTGTTCAAGCTCGCCGCGCGCGTCTTCACGTTCGCTAGGGTCTCCGTGCTCGCGATTGCACAATAAGCCTGACGCTCATAGCCGGCGGTCGCGCTCGCTGTGAGGTGCGCGCCTAATAAGCTCTGTGAGTTCGCGTCTTCGGTGAAGAGTACGATAATCTGCACGTCTGTATTTTCAACGCTCGCGAGGGCCTCTGTAAAATCAAGTGTCGCCCCGTCTACGCCACCCGTCGCGGTTTGGGATGTCGCGCTAAGTGATGCGGCTGCTGATGAGTTATCAAGCGTGGCCTCTGCGAGTGTCGATGAGCTCAGCGCTTGCTTGAGCTGATACGCGGGCGCTTTGAATGTCTCTGTTGAGCTCGCGCCTATGGTCTGAGATATGTAATCAATCTCATCAAGCGCGATCTCAGAGACCTCGATAAGCGTTGCGCTCACGTCTGTGAGCTCATTCGCAAGCGTGACAAAAGCCTTGAGCGTGGGCGCCTCGTCGCTGTCCACTGAGAGCAGTGCAATGGCGTTGCGCGTGAGCGTTGCGGTGCCGTTCTCAATCACTACGGTGAGATCATTTACCGCGTCTTCATTCTCCACGCTGAAGAGATCCGCGCTCTCAATCTTGAACTCTTCGCTTAGCCCGTTACGGTTGAGCGTAAGTGTGTGTGTGTCTCCTGAGATCGCGAGAGCTGCGTTTAAGCGGTCGCCCTTCACACCATAGATCACGCTCTTGATGGTGAGTGGCCCGATATCAAGAGAGGCTTGAGCGGTGGTTTCACGCGCGTTCACCATTCTCACGCTAGACGCGCCCGCGCTCGCCGCCGGATCGTCTGAGGGACTGAACGCGAGCTGAGCGAGTAGAGAGAGATCGTTATCACTGAGGTCATACGCGCTCATTGATCGGCGCGAGCCAAAGAGCTTCGGTGTGTGACTCTGGAATGATGGGAAGTCGCCAATGATTGCGATATTACCGCTAGCTACGTCTCCGCCTGACAATGCGCTGGCGTCTATGCGGCTGTAAATACCGGGGCGCCCTGTGCGCGGGAACCCTGAAGAGTTTAGGATGCTTGGCATATTGAGCGCTCCTTGTGTGTTTGTGTGTGGGTATTATATAGGGTGTTCACGTCGGTGTCACGCGCCCTCGTGGCGTTAGATCTAAACTCAGTGCCCCTATCACCTCATCTGGGGAGAAGAGACGCGCGCCGGCGCTGTCGTGAAGCATCGCTGATATATTGATACGCCGGACAAACACACCAAGCTCTTCAGCTGCTAGCATCTCTTGAGGCGCGAGCTCTGCGATAGAGTCAAATTGGAATGAGATGTACCCGTTCGCGATGAAGTCAGCTCTAAGCGCGTGTAGCGCGGTGACTGCTAGTTGAGCGAGCACCTCGGCGGCCTCTGCACCGGCGGCCATGATTTCGATCAATGCCGTTTGATTAGAGATTGTCTGCTCCACACCTAGCGCGGTACCACCTAACGGGCGGTGGGTCACATTACGCGAGCGTTGCTGACATACGATTAAGGGTAAACCTTGCGCGCCCGCTGTCGCGTGAGGGATCACCTTTGGGGGCTTCTCTCTGATCTCTGTGAGAATCTTAATAAGCGTTGTGTCATCGTGCGCGGTGGCGTAGAGGCGCTCTAGTGTCTGCGCTTGATTAGCTGTGTCAAGGTAGTAGCTCAGCGCGGTGCGTAGCGCGGTTGTTAGGTGATGATGGATCATAGCCCCGCGCCCTCTGCGATCTCGTTTACATTGTCTATGACGCTCTGCGCTAAATTGAGCGCCTGTCTTCCCGGATGTTGCCAAGCTTCGGGGCGCTTATATGAGACGGTTCGCCACGTTGCATAAGTGGTATTAGCTCCACCGCGCGCCGCGCCCTCTGGTGTCGTGATCCCTACGAGCTTCACCATACCTGTGAGCGCGTCTGATACGGATCTCACGCCGCTCTTGTTGATGTAGTGTTGAGCTCTGCCGCTGTCCATGCGAGATCCAAATAACAGCTTACCCTCACTCCCGCTCATGGTCGCCGTTAAATTTTTAGCGTCGCTGTAGGCGGCGGTGTCTCCCATGCGCTTGATCTCTGCAACCTTGCGCCGAAACATAATGAAGCGATACGGACGGCCTAATTTATCGCGGCGTATCGGCGCGGCGCCGGGTCTCACAGTCCTTAAGAGATAGTCTCTCATGTCGTGGGGCTGCTGACCTTGCTCTAGTAGATTTGGTACTATCCCTTGTAGCGTCACAACGACAAGCTCCGGCGTAGCCTGCGTGATCACCACGCCGCGCTTATAATCTCTGAGCACTGAGCCTAGATCCTCACCGGCCTCATGCGCTGTAGCCTTCCAAGCGGCCACAAGCGCCACGGCTAGGCGCTTAGAGCGAGCCTCTCTGCTTCGTCTGTCGAGCCCGTACTCTCTGAGGTCAATCATTGCGCGGTCCCTTCAGGGGTGCCGTAGAACTCAAGCTGGGCCTCGGCATACACTGGGAGCTCTGCATGATAGGGCGCGGGGGCCTTGAAATTCACATAAGGTATCACGCACCGCGTGGGGATGGTTCGTGATTATATATGTGGGGTGCGCGTAATAGGTCACGCTGAAGCGGTCGCCCTCATTGGGTGGATTGATCCATTCAATAGCGCCCTCGCCGTCAACCGTGAAATCTGAGCCCTCCTCAAGCGCGCCTGCGGGGTCTACGATCCCTTGAGCGTTGGCCGGTATCAAATGTCTCACGCCGAAGCTCACTTGGCCGCCCTCAAGATCGTGTGATCTAGGGGAGATAGGGTAGCGCGGGGTGTCTGTCGCGCCTGAGCCGCGCTTGAGTGTCTCACGGTAGATCATCGCGCTATCCATGATCGTGAGGCGGTCGCCGTATGTCGGTAAGTGCTCAGGTAGTAACGTGATCCCAATTTGGCCGCGTCCGTATTCGGTAGCGCCTGCGGGGCCGTGTCTCTGCTCCTCTTTTCGCGCGCCTGTAACTACCGCTCTGATTGTCTGCGCGCTGTGGTAGAGGTAGCCTTTGCCGTGGCACGCTGGGCAATCAACGCGCGCTTGTTCGGCGTCGCCGCTCGCTCCTGTCAGACTGAAACCATGCGCGCCCGTGGTCTGCGAGCATGGGCATTCTGCGGCCTGTTCCCACCTAATGTCCATCCCGTGTGAGATGATCACTTTGCGGAATTGCTCAGGTTTAAAATCTGCGCGCGGGTTCAGTTTTGGAGGGATACGGGAGCCTAGAATCATGGTTTCACCTCACAGCGCCATGATGTTCATAGCGCGATAGGTGGCCTTAAGGGTCGCGAGCAACTCCTTGTATTCTTTGGTGAATTGGAGTACACGCGCTCCATAACCTGAGTTCGTCGCGCTCGCCGTGGTGTTGATGTTCTGGCTCAATCCATCCATCGAGGTACTCACCATCGCGAGACCTGCGCCCGCGATCAAATCACCTGCAACGTCTAGCGCTAAGAGCGAGCTCTTAAGCATGACGGCGCGCGCGATGTCTTGGGGTAATGTGTCAATCGTCCATGAGATGTCTGTGTCTTGTGTTGCGGGCGCGCTCAAGCTCAAGGTGAACTTATCATGTCTCTTAGCGCCCACAGTGGCCCCTGTGGCCTTCACGTCGTAGCGGTCAACGAACCTTTGGGGCGTGCTCACCTCTACTGAGCTCTCGCCCGCGCTGATCGCGATAGTGCCTGTGTAGTAAGGGAAGCCCGCGCGGTAATCGAGCTCAAAATACGCCGGTATGTAATACTGCGCGCTGAGCCCTCCAAGCCCTAAGATAACAGGTGTACCTCCCGCTACAATATAGCTTGAAGCGCCCTCTGTCGTGGGTACGATATGGACCTGACCGGCCATAGGCTCAGTAATCTGGGCCCATTCGGGGGGGAGCTCTGCGCGCGTCGTGCTGTTGCCGTACACAATGTTGAGCGCCTCGACATCGATCAACGGGCGATAACGTGACCGGATCGGATGCCACGCGGGGGCCGCGTCTGGTTCCTTATCGTGTCGCTCAGAGAATGTCTGCACGTCAAAGACTAAGCCGAGCTCGTCGCTAACAGCGCGCGCCGCTTGCTCGATGGACGTTGTGAAGATGGTGTCAGGGTAGGGGCTACCATCATCAAGAGTTAAATCCACACCTAACAGATAAGTGTTTTTGAGGTACTGGACATCATACCCGCGCTCTTGGATGGTTGCCATTGGGGCCTACTCTTCTTTATCGCTAGAAGCGATCTTACGTGAGGGGCGCCGGCGCTTTGGCTTCGGCTTGTCCTCGATCTCCCACCCCATTAGGGAGGCTTTGGCGATCTGAGCGGCTGACAAATCACCCGTGAGGAGCCCTTCGGCGTCGATGGTCACAAGACCGTCTGCAAGCGAGAGCTCAACGTTTTTGAGTCTAGGGTGTCGTATTTTGATCATGCTCATAACCGCCTATCTCCTTAAATGTGAAGTCCGAGAAGCTGTGGATCTGTAATCGCGCTCAGGCCACTTGACGCGTTAACGCCTGCGTTCTTGACAACAAACATCTTGGTAGGCAGCTTGACAGCGGGCGCACCAAACATCATGAGCAAGAAGGGGAACGTGGTTGAGATCTGCGCGAGAGGCCGACGCACTAGGCTTAACATCTGATAATAGCACATGTAATCAGGTGAGAAGTTTAAGAATAAGATCTCAGACGCGCCCGGAATGTTCGCGTTGTTATCTGTCACAACCGTATCTTGGGCAGTGACCTTCACCTCTTCGATCAGAAGCGCCCCGTCTGCTGTCGTTGCGTTTTTGGCGCTACGATAAACACGAAGGTACTTAACACCCGCGTGTGCCGCGTGTCGAATCGTGAAGGTGACCTGCTCACCCGCCGCGACTGTCACCGCCGCAGTATCGACCGGCACGCTCACGCCATTATCTCCCACCGCTACGACGCGGTAGATATAATCACCGTTGTCAGCCGCGACAAACTTAGACGCGTTGTTTGCGTTGGCCGCTGTCTGGACCTGGACAGAAGGCGCCGCGAGCGATCCGTCAAACACAGAACCCGAGTCCAAGTTCGGGGCGATGCGATCATGACGCTCTAGGAACGGAGCTGAGACCACCTGAACAGGCCCGTAAGGCCCCGTGATTGAGAGGGAAGCCGCGCCGAAGGTCACTGAGCCGTTATTGACTTGGATCTGGTCGTGGCGGCCGTGGTGGACGGTCTGCTTGATGAGCTCGCTGAGCACGCGAGGCGTGACCATGATGTGGCTCACCATTCCGTAGAGAGGCGCGCTGTAAAGCGCCCCTAAGATCTCGCTCAGATATACAGCGCTTGGAGCCTTGCCACGAAGATCCGCGACGTTTCCGCCGTCGCTGATCTGCTTGATAATGCCGTTGAACGCGTTGCTGTCCTTCGTCTCATCAGCGTGAAAGAGGTTGAGCTCAAGGCGTTGGAGAAGGCTCTCAGTCCCTCGGCGAGTCTCTTCAGCGATCGCGTCGGCGCTAGGGCCTACGATAGAGACCATAGATGCTTGGTCCGTGACCTCGCGACGCTCCGCCATATACCGAATCTTAGTGGCTACCTTCTCGTAAGTGCTGCGATTAAGCGCGGCGTTGCCGCCCTCCGTGATGAAGGGGCTGTGTTGGCCGCCGTGGTTAAGCACTCGGTTGTACTCCACAACGGTATTCTGAGCCTGTACCTTAGCGAGCATGGGCCATAGCTTGAGATCTTGCATCGAAGATGTAGCAATGCTCAAGGTCTGCGCGAGCTGCTGGGGGATGAGCGGGCTCAGATTAGCCGCTGTCTGTGATCCTCCTGCTGGTACAAGGGGTGTTTGGTATCCCACGGTGCCCTTTTGAAGTGAGCCCATAAGCGCTGACATATCCGCTGATGATGGTAATCCTTGCATGATTTTTCCTTAGATGCCGAATCGAGTTTTGATAGATTGAGGATCGGCGCCGGACTCCAGAAGCGCGGCGGCCTCCATCATCTCGCCCGCGCGCTGGGGGTCGCTAACGGTCATGTCTGAGAGCGATTTAAAGAGGTCATCCCGAGACGCGGCGGGCGCGCTCTCTCCGGGTGCGGGAATGTATGAGGTCACGCTCTTAGCCATAGGGGTGGGCTCTTGTGCGGGCGCGCCTCGTAACGTCTTCACCTCGACTTGGAGCGACTTGATGAGCTCAAGCGCTCCTTGCAAACCTTTACAAAGTGCCTCATTTTGCGCGCGTTGCTCTGTTAAGAGCGCGTCTAGCGCGGGCGCGAGCGCCTCTGCTACCGTGTCTTGACCTTCACCATACGCCTTAGAGAGACGCTCATATTGAGCCTCTTCGGCTTCGCGCTGTGCCTCTGCCACGCCGTCAAGCGCTGTGAGGCTTTTTTCAAACAGCTCTGTGTCTGCTTGGTCGCGCAGGTACTCGGACGCGCGGCGCTCGGCCTCTCGCGAGGATACACCGGCGCCGGTCATCATCTCAATTAGATCATCTGCCTTCATGAAGGACTCCTGATAATTCTGATGCGGCGCGAGCGAGCGCGCCGGGTTCTACATTAGGGTATAGTGCTGATAATTTTTTGATTATAGAGGCTAAACGCCCATCATTCAAGGCGTTATAACTTGCGTTACTCACTGTGGAGTCGAGTTGCTGCGGGATGAGGCCCGCGATAGATGCGCCGTTTACTTGGCTCGGGGTTTGATATCCGACACCTTTTAAGAGCGCCGCTACTGATTTGATGAGCTCAAGTGATGTGTCGGGGTTGATAGGGTTTGAGGTGATCGCGCAGTTGATGACTTTCGCCTTAGTCACTATCTTAGGGTTCTCTGGGTCGCGCTCTACAACCTGTCCTTCAACGCTAAAGCCTAGCGTTCGATGCCCTCCGGCCTTCCTCATCGCTGAAGCGGTCTCAAAGATGTCTCGCGCTTTCGGCTTATCGAGGAGTAACACGCCCTCAACCTCGGTGTAGCCTCTCCGCTGCGTTACCTTTGTGGGGTATCCGAGGAGGTTAGACGCGCCCGATTGATGCTCGTAATTGAACACGCCTTTTTTTAAGAAGTAGCTGAAATCTAAGCCTTTCTGCAAGACTCTCTCACCTTGTAAATCAACCTCATCAGTCGATATCACGCCCGCGATTTTAGCGGTTTCTGGTTTGTCTTTGTCAATCTCAGCTTTGATTAAATCTATTCTCATTTTAACTCCTCTAAACGCCCGCTCCTGCTCACAATCTGAGAGGGGCCTACCGGTATTGTATCACATCTGCAATTAGGGTGTACAGGGTAGGCGGAAGGCTGCCAATTCGCGCGCGCCCTTCCTATGTTCGTTGCGTTTTCTATGAGCTCACTCACCTCAAAGATACGTGGGCGCTGTGTCTCTCGGTCTATGAAGAGCTCAAGGCAATGCTTACACGCGCCGCTCTCTGGGATACGGGCCACGCGCGCGCCTTCCCCGTCAAGCTCTACCGCTTGCGCGATCTGTCCCTCATTGTGGGTAGCCTGTAGCTCTGTTTCTGCGATCCTCTCGAAGTTACGCGCTAGGTCTCCTGAGCGTTGTCTAATACGCCTCGCTACTGTGCGCGCTTGGTCTTTTGTGAGCGTCGCCGCTCCCACCTCCTCGCGGATCACCTTAAGCACCTGTGCGCGCCGCTCTGGGTCGGGTGTCTCTAAGATGCGCTCACCGTTCCACTGCTCGAAGAGATCAGCGCTCGCCTCGTCTGCGAATCGTGCGCCTAATCCTCTGATATAAGATCCGGCCAACTCGAACGCGCTCACCACTCCCGCGCGCTCTGCTGCGGTGAAGTGCTCAGGGATCGCGCGCGGGCTCGGCGGTTGCGGTGCGCTGTAGGGGCTAGGCTCTCGTTGTATCGGCGCCGGTGGTGGTGGGATCAGGCGCGCGGGTCTCCTGTCTGCGCCTGTGAGCTGTCTACGCCACCTCTCAAGGCTCCATGTCCGCATACGCGCTCTCTCATCAGGATTTGCGCGGCTGTAGGGTGTACCGATGAGCCTGATAAAGAGTATAGGGTTCATGGGCTCGTCGAGCGCGCCCGCGTCTAGTCCTCTGAGCTGATCAGCGCTCAAGCGTCCTGATCTCACTAGCGCCTCGATACGCTCACGCGAAAGCCCCGAAGCGCGAGCGCCTAAGAGCTCCACGCTGAGCGCGTCATAATGATCCGCGATACTCTGGCGCGTGCGGCGCTCGGCGTCCAACACTAGCATCTGATCGCCTTATAGAGATCGAGTAGAGGTGAGCCCTTGCGCGTCTTCTCAGGTAGCTCATAGAGCCGCGCCTCAATCTCATGTGTCTCTGAGAGCTCTTGAGCAAGCTTGCTAGCGGCCTCTGTGTAATCGAGCACCTCATCACCACCAAATAGGCTAGATTGTCCTGTGTCCTCTACAAGTTCAATGAAGCGCTCAACGGTTTTCTCAAGGCGTTTAGTTCCGGGATTGAGTGTGAGGATCTTGAGAAATGCGCTACTCAATGGATCTTTTCTCACGCGCTCTTTGAGCTCGCCAATAGGGATCTTCGAGACGCTTAACTCATCACTATCACTACCCTCTGCGCCCGCCTCTGCAAGTCCTAGCTCTTGCTCCTCTAGCATGATGATGTCTACAACTCGGTTACGCTTTTGAATCAGATCTTTACCGCCCTTCTGAGGGAGTAGATCGCGGCTTATCACGTTGTTGTAGATGGCTATCGCGTTCTGGAGACTAGAGCGCTCAGCCTCGCCAATACCGGCGGCGGCGAACTTACCTAAGCTCACTGTGAGTTGTTCCATTGTCGCATAGTCGAGCGTGGGCAAAAGCCTATCGTCGCTCACTACATAGCCCGTCAACATATACTGCATAAACTCGCGGCCGGTCGCGGTAAACGTGCCGTCTTGTGAGCGTATGAGCTGCGATGCGTTCTGAGCGTTTAGAATACCATCTGAGTATAGCGCCTCTTTAAAGGCGTCGAGCGCTTTTGAGGGGCGTGTCATGAATCGGTTAAAGCTGAATGTCGGGAACTTATCAAGGCCCTGTTGAAGTGTCTTGAGCGTGCGCTGAGAGACCTTAGCGGCGGCCGCGCGTCCGGCTGTGCGCTCGTCCATCCCTTGTGTCTTGTTCTCATTCATGGCTCTAACGAGCTTAGCCATATGTTTCTTATCGGTCTGCTCTGGCTCGTATACTCGCACAAGCATTGGGTGATCCATCGCGTCGATGTCTACTTGACTGAAGCCATAGATCGCCGCGTCTTGAGAGAGTTTCTCTCGATAACGCTCTCGCCCTTCGGGGTTGTTCATGTGTACTAGCTGAGTGCTCATTACTCGGCTATTGCCTCCTAACACGATTCCGTCAGGTGTCACAATCGGCGGGCCGTTGGTCGCGTCTGGGTTCGTGTTGATCAAGTATGAAGGCTCGTATGCGCTACCCGCGTTGCGCTGTACTTTGAGCTGTTCCATTCGGTCCTGATGATAGATGCGCTCCTGAATCCCTTCGGGGTAGTCCTCACGCTTACTGAAGCTCAGCGGATCATGTGAGGGGATCGCGTCGCCCGCCTCAATGAGCTGATACTTAAACTCAGCCTTCCGCTCTCGTCCGTCAATGGTGAGAAACATCTCATCTGCTCGCCCTTCGCGCTTGGGCTTGCCTCTGCGGGCCTATGAGCGCGGCTACTCTGGGATCTGACGCGAGATCAGGGTTCTTCTCTAAGAGCGCCCTGAATCGCGCTGAGCGCCTCATCAAGCTTCTCTTTTCGGCACCGGTGCGCGTTGCTCTTTACCCTCCGGTATAGCGCGCTGATCGCGTGAGTTAGGTGGTCTGAAGTCGTCAATCTTGAGCTCGAAGCTTATCGCCTTTGACAAGTAGCGTTAACGAGCGGTCGGGGTCTGTTGAGCTGTTGAGCGCGTACACCTCAAGATCACCTTGAGTGGTCGAGTTGAGCGCGCCGCGCCGCGCCGCCTCCTCAAGCGCGCTGAGTTGCTCCGCTGAGAGCTTACCGCGCCCGCTGATCTTCTTAGTCGCATCATCGAACGTCTCTACATCACCCGCGCTGATCGCTTGTGAAAACAGGCTATCAAGCGCGCTGTTACCTGTCTGTGCGTAGTCAATCTGGTCTTTCTTTATGAGCTCATGTGCCGCGTCCGCGTCTCCCTCTCTCAGCGCTTTAGAGAGATCACTATCAAGCGCCTTGCGCTCACTCGCGCTCATGCGTTTGATCTTCGGCGCGGCTGTCTTTGACGCTTGGCGCTTGGGGCTCTTGCGCTTGGTGCGCTTGCGCTGGGCTTTCTCGCGGCTCTTGGTCTCGGCCTTTGTGTGCTGTTTCTCAAGTAGCGCTCGAAGTTCGCTCTTTGTGAGCTCCACGCCTTTAGAGCCGGGTCGCCCGTCGTGCGTGACATAGACCTTATCACCCTCTACGCGGTCAATGTGGAAGTGCCCACGGCGTCCTTTAAAGGTCAGTTTAAACGCTGCACCTTCCTCAAACTTCGCGCCTGTGATCCCTCCCCCGTGATGCTCTGCATAATAATAACGATAGCGCGCGCGGTTGGTCTTTGGGTCTCTACCCACTAGCTTTCTGTGTGTGTACTTGTGTTGAGCCGCTTTGAGGATCGTGAGCGCTAGTGTTGGTGAGTAGGTCATTATCCCCCCCTCCTCTCTGATGATGCCTTAACCTGCTCTCTGATCATTATCATGAGGTTGCGCGCTCTACCGGATGTTATCTCCACCAACTCTTCAGTGATGGGTAGGAGCTCCGCGCGCTCTGCGTCTGTGAGTGTGCCTGCTTTCGTCTTTTCAATTATCTCGTCTAGTCCCGCCTTGAACTTTTTTTGAGCCGCCTGAGCCGCTTCACCTTTACTCTCACTCTTGATGGTGGACACCATCTCCTTAAAAGCTTGCGCGGTCTGGGATACGCCTTGCCCCGCGCGGTCTTCCGCTTGCGCGGCGGTCTCAAACTCAAACACAAAGTAATTCTCTTCGTCTTGGTCTACGGGGAACCATGTTTGGCCGTCTCGTACTCTCTTCTTTTTTGGACGCTTGATCATGTAGAAGCTCTCGAAACGCTCGTCGTTTTTGATGATATCTTTTAAGCGTTTCCCAAAAGTTTTAACGTGCGCGTTAGTCTCCGCGTCGGCTGCGTGTCCTCGTGAGGATTCCTGAAGTCCTGAAGACCTTATATCGCCGCCTCTTGAGCGCCCAAAACTGAAACGCGTAGGGCGCTCATCTAGTGCGCTGAACGGGTCAATGGTGACGACATAGCCGTCACCCTGTTTCTCTACATTAAGGATCTTGCCGCCCGTCTTGTCGAGCTCTGATACTACGGTTGAGATCTGCGCGCGGTCTTCCGTCGAGAGGTCTTTAAATGCGCTTTGTTGCGCTTGCGCCTCTTTCGCTTTAGCGCGTTCCTCTGCGCGCTCTTGCTTCTTTTCAAATATGAGTTGTTCAAGCTGTTGGATCTGCTGGCCTGTGCGGTTTTGAATCGCTTCACTGATCGCGGCGCTGTATACATGGCGTGTAGCCGTCGCCAAAGCCTCACGCCTGTAGTACTCTTCTTGTGCCTTTAGGCGCGCATCGCTCGGTGCGGAGGGGATCGCGTCATAAGCGGCGTCTCTTTGTGCCTCAAGCTCTGCGATGGTTGGCGGCAAAAGCTCACCACGGCTCGCCCTGTTAAGGTCCGCCGTCGCGCGCTCTCTCACCTTTGCGAGTTCATAGGTGAGACTCTCAGGGCTCTGATCTTCAGGCAACGGCGCGCGCGGGGGTGCTTTCTCCGTCATATACTCCGTGATCGCGTCAAGCTGCGTCTGAGGGGTCGTTCCTTTATGCTCAGCCACTACGTTATCAACCAAACGCTTCATCTCTGGCGTCCTCGCCAAAGTGAGTAACGAGTTAATGTGCTCCTCCGAAGCGCGCGCAGAGTCGGGCCCCGTCTGCGTCTTCAAACGTTTCTCAAGCTCTTTAAGCTTCTGCCGGTCAAAATCGCCGGATCTCTCTCTCAAGATCTGCGCGCGTGTCTCTTTATATTCGGCGCTTGGGGCTTGGGTCTCCTCTGGCATCGTCTCGAAGTTATCCGCGCTTTGTTGCGCTTGCGCCTCTAGCTCTCTAGCGGCTCTCTCCATCCCCTCCGTGTACGCGAACTTAAGCGCGGCCGCCTGTGCGCCTTTCGTGGTCATCTTTTTCACGGCTGTGTCTACTTGCGCCTGTGTGTATTGTGTGTCACCGCTCGCGTGACGGTAGTAAACTTGGCGCGCCTCTGTCTCTTGCTCTTTCAGCTCATCATGTAAGGCCAGCTCGTCGCTCCCGCGCCAATTGTCGTTGATGTTGCGGACGTCCTGAAAACGACGATCCGCGAGCCGTTCTTTACTGCTGGGGCGCTCTATGGATGTGTCTTTGTAAAAGTCCACAAGCGCGCGCTCAGCTCGCGCGCGCTTCTCATCACCGCCCTCTTTATATGCCTCTTGGTGCGCTTCTGTTAACGCGTTTAAAAGTTGCTTGCCTTTTGCAGACGCCGCGCGTTTTTTGAGGCGATCCGCGAACACCTCAGACAAGTGACTCTCTTCAAGATCTGCCACATTGTCTCGAAGGGTCAATATGCTCTCCTCGATGTCTTTGATTCTGTCCGCGCTTGTTCCCACGGCTTTTGAGTCTCTTAAGATCTCCTCTTTTCTTTTGAGACTCGCGCGGCTTTCGCGTAAACCTCGGGGCTCCTCTGGCATCGTCTCGAAGTTATCCGCGCTTTGTTGCGCTTGCGCGGCGGTCTCGGTTAACTGCTCGCGTGGCTTCTTGCGCTTGGTGCTCTTGCGCTTCTTAGTGGCGCTCTTGCGCCGCTTCTGAGCCTTCTCACGGCTCTTGGTCTCGGCCTTTGCGTGTTGCTTTTCAAGTAGCGCTCTGAGCTCGTCTTGTGACATTTCGACCTCTTTAGAGCCGGGGCGGCCGTCGTGCTTCACAAAGACCTTATCACCCTCTACGCGGTTAATGTGGAAGTGTCCGCGCCTACCCTTAAAGGTGAGCTTAAACGCTGCACCTTCCTCAAACTTAGCGCTTGTAATCCCGCCGCCGTGATGCTCTGCATAATAATAACGATAGCGCGCGCGGTTTGTCTTCGGATCTCTACCCACTAGCTTTCTATGTGTGTACTTGTGGCCGGCGGCCTTAATCAAGTTCATGGTCTGTGTTAGATTCCAAGTCATTTATCACTCTCCTCTTTTACGATCCTCTGAGCCCATTTATCACCCGCGTCACCGCCCCATAATAACCATGAGATATAGCTCGCGCTGGTGCGGTCTCGGTGATATCCGCGCTCTTTATAGGTGCGGTGTCTGCTGAAGAAATTTTTCATACGCTTCACGGTCTTGAGAGTCATCTCATCGCGGTTTTTCAAATTTACCGCGCGCTGTACTCCTGAGCCTATACCTTGCTCACTTGCTTGCTTAGCGCTCAAGCCTCCGCGCCCGTGTTCGCGTCTGAGCTCTAAGCCTCGCGCCGCTTCGCGCGCGACGCTCTCAGGGGGCTTATAGCCCTTCTCAAGATCTTCTACGAGAATCGCGTCTAGCTCATCCATGAGAGAGCTCACGCGCGCTTTATGGAGCGTGCTCATCTCACCGGCTAGCTCTTTTATCACATCGACCTCTCCCCTATACTCTGGCGCGCTCTTCTCCGCCTTTGCTTTGATCAGGTCGATAACCTGTGAGGGGCGGTCACGTGGGTCTAGGACCACCTCGCCTTTCACCCCCTCCACGCTGAAGCGGCGCCTGAAGCCCTTCTGTATCGTGAGCTGTTGCCATATTTGAAACTGTATCTCAGGGCGGGCTAGTTGATCCGCGCGCCCTGTTAGCTTGAGTCTGCTCATGATCTCCCTCTAACTTTATAAGTGTGTGTATTGTATCAAGATCATAGGCCCCACGCTCTAATAATCTTGAGTGCGCGCGCCTTACGCGCTCATCTGCGCTGGTCTCGATCACTGCGCGGTCTGCGTCGCTTAGGGCTCCTGTGAGGCTCGCGCTCTGCATGATCTTGCGTGTTAGCGCTTTGTTCTTGGCCTCTTCGAGCCTTGATCCTGATGGTCTCAGCACGATTACAGGGCGCTTCTGTCCCTGTCTGTATACTCGCGCGGTGCTCTGCGTTAGGGTGTCCGGCGCCCACGGTGTTGAGAGGTGCGCGACCATCGCGGCGCGCTTCTGTAAGTTGGCGCCTGTCTCTAGCGCGCGGGTCTGCCCGAGTAGAACTCTTGAGCCACCTTCATTGAGTCGGCGTGTCATTTCTGCGCGCTGGCTCTCTGAGCTCTCGCCTGTGTAGATGTCGATCTCTGAGCTCTTGAGCCCTCGCCTGATCAACGCTTTACGCGCCTCTGTGAGCCCTGTGATGTACTCACAGAAAATCACAGCCGCGTGTGTCTCGTCCTTTGCGAGATAGCGTAGCACCATATCTATGATCCATCTCAGCTTAGGGCTCTCGTAGTTCGGCGCCTCGACGCTGAAGGTCTCGCTAAAGATCGCGGGTGATATCGTGAGTTGCTCAAGTCTCATCCCGAGCGCCTGAGATGTTTTAGGCGCGCCCTCTGCTGCCACTTTGTTTTTGAAACCTCGCGCGCCCTCTAACGCTTCTCTGTAGCTACTCGCGTTGAGCTCTCGCGCCGCCTTGCATCTCCACTAGCTGCTTCATGAGCTCGCGCTGATTCTCATCCGGTGCGATGTAGGGCGCTAGATCCTCGCGTGGGGGTAGGTCTAGTTGAGCGTCGGGGTCTGAGGTGTTGCGCGTGAAGAGGGTATCTCTAAGACGCTCATAGAGCTCACCTAACATGTCTCCTCTCAGCGCTCCCATCTCATACTGTGGGCCTCTGATCGAGTCATATTGAGCGAGCTTGCGGTAGGTGTAACGCGCGGTGAACTCTTGGATGTCTCCTAGTCTGTTAGGGTCTACCCGATCAATCACATGATAGAAGTCTTCAACGGCGTTGGGCTTCGGCGTGCCTGTGAGCCCTATCACGCGCGCGGCGCTCTTGCTAAGCTCTTGAAAACATAAGGCCGTTTATCCCTTGCGGCGCTTTGAATTTATGCACCTCATCAGCTACCAAGAGATAAGGCTCAAGGCTCATGAGCTTCTTAAAATAGCTCCGGTCTATCGCGAGTGTCTGCGGTGTGATCAGCACGCCTTCTAACTGCCCGTGATAGAGCGCTGTGTAGATCTCTTCGCGCTTGTCTGGGGGCTGTGACGTCAACACATGAATCTGAGCATCTGATAGCTCCAGGTGATCTCTCCAAGATGCGTGCGCGCTCTTCGGGGCCGCGATGATCACGCGCCTGAGCTCTCCGCGCGCTTTGAGTAGGTGATAGCTCATCAGCGCGATAAGCGTTTTACCGAGCCCCATCTCAAGCGCTAGCACTGAGCGCGGGCGCTCTAGCGCGAACTGTACAGCGCGCGCTTGGTAAGGGTGCGGCGCCCACTCTCGGCGCCTCATCTCTTCCATTCCTCGCGGGTGATCTGGGATGTAGATTTTGGGCTCTGAGTAGGGCCGCTCGAAATGAGGCTGTCTAGCCGTGTCTAGGAACGTGTGATAGAACTCCTCGCGCTCTTGCGCCGTCCACCTCGCCCATAAATCAGAGAGGCGGCCTATCCCCTCGCTAAGCTGCGCCTCTTCATCCGCGCTGAGCTCTTGGAGGTCATCGGCGCGGTTCATTACATAGATCAGTGAGCTTGATGCATAGCCTAGCGCGCGGGCTACACCTAAGCGCTTGAGCGCCTCGCCGCCCGTTGTCCATGCGCGGCGGTTGCGCGCGGTGAAGAGTGGCGGGCGGTCTACGCTCAAGCGCGTGATACTCACCTTAGCTCACACTGTCCACCCGCGCACGCCTCGGTAGCAAGCGGCGCTGTAACGTCTGTCTCTTCATTTAGATTGTCATAATCCACGGGGCTCATCGTCCCACTTAACATCTCCCATAATTCCCAAGCGCGGCGCTGGTCGTCACCTTCCATGTCAGGGCTCACTCCCTGTAGCGGCGCCTGTATATAATCATAATCCCCTGAGCTCGCTAGTAGTGAAACGCCTGTGAAGTCGGAGCGGTGAGACCATAAGTAGTCCTCGACCTCTGACCATTCGTCTACATCTACGCTCACAGTGAGGCTTACATTATGTGAGGCGCCCTCTAGGCTCTCTGGGCGCGCGGTGCCTGAGTTCACATAGTGTTTTTTGACTCTGCGCGCTTGCTCTAACATCTCTAGCGCGCTGAGATCATTTTTAGTTAGAGCGCCTTCGGGCGCGCTCATAGGGAAGATCACACAATAATCTGAGCCCCACGCGCTAGGCTCTACCGCTTGCGGGTTGGCCGCTCTAAAATGGTTGAATACAGGTTCTAATGTGGAGCACTGGACACGCCTAAGATAGCGCTGAGCGTGCGCGGGATGAATCCCGCTTGAGGAGCCTAGCACTAAGCTAGATGTCCCTTCAGGCTTGACGCATGTCACGCGCGCGGCGGGTCTGATTCCGATCACCTGAGCTGTTGAGGTGTTCGCCTCTACCGCTGCGCGCGCCGCTTGCTCTAGTGCGGTGTCTGTCGTGACCTCGGGACGGTCGAGCACACCACATAGAGAAACCCCTAAGAGCGCCTCGCGCTCAATGATCCTACGGCTGACGGCGCCTAAATATCCGGCGTCTGTGAAACCTGCTTGAAGGGTGCCTAGTATCGCGGCGCGGCGCGTCGCCTCTGCAAGATCTGCGGGTGTCTCACATGCGCTCACGTTCACACTAGTGAGATTACACGCTTGCCACCCACTCTCAAAAGAATATCCTTGAGCTTCCCACTCTGCGCGCCGCGCGGGATCGAGTAGCTCTGCTGTGTATTTCTGCGCTATCTGCCTGTTTGGAGCGCGTATCAATACAGGGGCCATGATGATTTCTACACAAGGGTTGACGCAGTGCTCTGTAGATTCGAGGAATAAGAACCCCGGCTCGCCGAACTCGCGCGTGCTCTTGATCAGCTCCCTGAATGTCTCTTGTGGCGTCTCTGAGGTGATCACGGCAGGATATATTGGCTCTTGCGCGCTTCGGGTGCGTGACATACCACTCCCCTGTTTTAGCGTTCATCATCTCCTGATCATCAGCCGAGAAGAGCGCGATGGTCGCGCTTCGTCGCGTGCCTGCTGTCCGCGTGCAGTCGGCAAGGTACATTGTAGCATCAAAGACCTCTAGCGGTGTGAGCTGTCGCCCTATCGCGCGGCGTAGAATGGCCCTCACGCCCTCTAGCGCCTCCTTCAAGGGTTCAGGGCCCTGGTGCGACGCCTCCAACGCTGAGCGGTGATCCTTTGGGCCGGATGCGTGAGAAGTTGAAAACGGGCTCAGAGCCACCTTGTGTATATGCTTTCATGAGCGCATCCACAGAGATGGCCCACCCTTCGATACTGTCCGTGATCAGGTGCTCTGCTTTAGAGATAGGCTCTCGGATTGAGGGAAGCCGCGCGACGTGGTGACGCTGCACGCTGAATCCCACACCTGAGCCACATAAGAGGAGCCATAACGCCTCGGCAAAGAATCGCGGGCGGTCTGCGTATGAGGATGTACAGTTGTATAACCTCATGTTTTTATTAAGTATACCGTCTCCGCCAAATTGTAACCCTCTCATGGAGGGTAGAATTTCACGCCTTAACAGTGCGGGTCTTACGTCCTCGATGAGCGCGCCGACTGTCTCCGCGCCGTACTTGTCGCGGTGCATCTGGCAATACCGCTCAACGGCTTCTCCCCACGTCTCGCGCCGCTTCGCCTCGGAATTATAACGCGCGTATTTCAGCTTAAATACAAAATCCCCTATCATCTCTCTCTCTCCTTTAATCAAGGGTGAACGCTCACCTTAAAGCAGGAGAGAGAGAGAGATCAAGTCTCGTGTGTCACTAGCTTGACCTCTACCTGATCAGTGTCTGTTTCGATCCACACACGCGCGCCACAAGAGAGCGGCTTATCGGGCGAGTAGATCACGCGAGCGACAACCTCACCATTATGTACAAGCTCAATCTCGTGCGCGTAATCATTCGACTTGTAGGTTTTACACGTCAGAACGGGGGCGCGCGCGCCCGTCTTAAGGTTTCGTCTGATAGTGTGCTGGTTTACATGGATGATCCGTTTCATGCCGCTGTCAGCCGCTCAACGGTCTGGGTCAACTGCGCTCGGTAGGTGATCAGGGGGCGGGCGCTCTTTTGGACTCGGCGGGCTCGGCGTGCTTCGCGCTCTGCGAGCTTTCGCGCCATCTTCTCTTCGTCTGCGCGCTCGATGTCGCCTCTAAACTGCGTGGGTGTCTTCGATGGCTTCTTTACAGTGTCTGCGATGTTGCGCGGGTGCTTCTCTCCTCGCTCAATCGGCTCATCTCTAATTTCTCGCGTCACCTGCTCAAATACCTCATTGAATATCCGCGCCATAAGCTTACGGTTCGCTTTGCCTTCTATTGGTGCTTTGAGCTGATAGCTACTACGGCTTTCAAGTAGATTCTCTATGAGCTCTCCTTTTGTGTTCTCTGTTGCGTCCTCGATGATCTTTGCTGCCTCATGGCTATATGCGTCTGCAAACTCTCGATTAGTCTCCAACTGCTCTGAGATCTCTTGTGCGCTTTTGCGCTCTCGCTCTTGTACTTCTGAGAGGTGCGCTTGTGGATCATCTGTGTATTGTGCAAGCTTTTTCGCTCTATCGAGATGGTCCTCTCTGTCTTTGTTTTTCTGCTCTGTGGCTTTCTCGTACCCGCTCTTGATCCTGTTAAAGATAACTTCTGGGTTTGCAACGCCATTTGTCACCCCGTTTAAGCCGTCTGTGATCATTGCTCGTAGCTCGTCTCTAATCTCTGAGATATTCTCTCTTATGTCTCCCACTGTAGGGTAGGCTTCTGCGTAAACAGCAGTTATTACCTCTGGCCCTGAAGAGTTAAACCTCACGCGATTAGGTAGCCCTACTTCGTATTTCTCCATACGCTCGCTGAGTCTGCGTGTGAACACATGCCTCATTGAAACGCTCGCTTTTATCCTCTCGTTAATATCTCCCATATCATTCTTAAGCCTTTCAAGCCCGATAAAAGGAAGCCTTCGGAATCTCTCTTCTCGTCGGGAACTGTCTCCGTCAAACAAACCTGTGCCTGTCAGAGCTGTGATGTTTCTATCGAGCTCTATAATCGCCTTAGATGAAGAGATGCTCTCTTTGTCTATAACTGCGTTATCTTCCGCGTAGGCTGTGACGGTTTCACCTATCGCGTCTTTAAGCTCTGCGGGTGTCTTTCGATCCTCTAACCCTTGCTCGATAACAGCTGCGATCTCAGAGCTCAATGTGCTTTTGCTTTTGCCTGCGATAAACTGATTGATCTCTCTCGGTAAACTTGAGGTGATCTTAACAGCGATATCTTTTGGCGCGAGGGTCGCTCTAAAGACTCCCCCGTCTTTCCGTGTCTTGAAGTGGCTCTCAAAAGAGTCTACGCGCGTTTTCTGGTATGGGTGGCGAAGATTATCAATCGCGCTTTGGATCTCTGGCGTGAATGTCTTTTGTTGATACTGTCTCGCCTCTTGAGCCTCTCGCGCCTCTTGCTTTGCGGTCTCGCGGGCGTCTCGTGCGAGGTCTCTGTCAAGTCGAGCGTCGATCACTTCATCAGGTAAGAAGCGGTCAACGTGCTCTTGGATCGCGTCAATAAGCTTCTCACGTGCGTCTACTCTGAGCTCTTGCGCTTGTTCCGCTCCCCCTCTACCTCCTAGGGCTCTTTGTCGCGTCTTAAGCTCTCCTGCCATGGCACCTATTGCAACCTTTAAGCTCTCTTCGCGGGTCCACATTGTTGAAGGTTTGCGATAGATGGTTCTCACTTCCACGTCTCCGAGATCTTTCTCTAAGATCTCTTGGGCGATGCTGATAAGCGCTTGATCTGCCTCTCTTGATGCCTTTGAGCGTCGGTTGTTCTTGAGCTTGTCTAGTCGCTCGGCTTTCTTCGCGAGACTCAACGCGCGCTTATATCGGCTGATATCAGGCCCGCTACGCTTCTTAGGCTGCGCCTCAACCTCTGGCATCGTCTCAAAGTTATTGATCACCTCGCCTGATGTCGCGGCTCTTAAGCGCTCGCGCGCCTCTCGTCGCTTCTCAATCATGTCTTCAGCGCGGGCGCGTGTATCTCCGGTTGCGCGCTTATAACGCTTGAGCTGTTGAGCGTTCATGAGGTCAACTAGCGCGCTCTTGATCTCCTCCCCTCGCTCTGAGGTCTTCGCGAGCTCACGCGCGCTCTCGATAAGCGCCTTGTCTGCCGCCTTGCTCTCAGGTGCTCGCGTGCGGTTCTCGGTCAAGGTGTCCTGAGCGTTTGCTTGATCAATGTCGAGCGGTGAGCTCGGCGCTGTGGCCTGCTCCGCTGTCTCTATGAGTTGCTCACGCGCCGGCGCCTCAACCTCTGGCATCGTCGCAAAGTTATCAGCGCCCTGTGTCACCTCGCGCGCGGTCTCGGTTAACTGCTCGCGGGGTGTCACTCCCATTCTCTGGGCTGTGCGCTCGCGCTCCTCTTTCGCGCTCTCGATCATTCGGTCAATGATCTGATCAGATGGCTCATATTGATTGATCGCTGCGGTTAGCGCTTCGTCTAGCGTGTCGTAGGTTCCGATCTCGTTTGAACTCTGCGCGGTCGCGAGTAGAGGTTCATCTCTAAAGCGCTCGCGGGGTAAACTTAGATCATATCTAAACTTCCCTTTCCCTCTTCCGCTCGCGGGGCCTGTGACAATGTGCCCGTCTCGCTCATAAGTAACGCGCTTAATCGCCTCATTTTTGCTTGGCTCACCAAAGAAGCGCTTAGCGTCCTCCGCTGTGCGCTGTCCTTTGGGTGGTAGGTCTTCGATATTTGTTTGGGTCTGAGTCTGGAGCTCTTCACGAGATCGCGCCTCAAGATTTTTGATCGCGTCTTCAATCTCGCTTCGTGACTTGATCCGCTTCTTTTTTAAGCTCTCATGATCATCTGTCCATGATCCGCGTGTGAGTGTCTGTGAACTCTTGAATCCGTTCAAGGCACCTCTGAGCTTCGCGAAATTATCCTGTTGAGATGTGCGTTGATTGATGTCTGATGGTAGAGGTCTCTCCATCTCGCGATAATCCCGCTCAATGATCCTCTCTATCGCCTCGATGAGCTCCTTATCAGCGTTGATTGAAGCGCGCGCGCGTCTCCCTGTCGCTGTGAGCTTATCAGAGCGGTTACCTGCCTTGATCCTCGTCAGGGCGCCTTGCGCTCTTTTGAGCGCCTCGCGCGCTCTGATTTGCTTTAAATTTAGCTTTGGTTCAAGCGCGGTCTCGGTTAACTGCTCGCGGGGTGTGGTTGGTTGCCTGTCTCTTGTAGCCTCGTTGGTGTCTCTTGTGGATATCCACTCTGAGACCTCCTTACCTGATACCGGTTTTTGATCTAGCTCCCGCTCCATCTGATCTAGTAGCTGATTGATCTCAGGTGTTAGAACATAGTCCGGGATAAGCGGCCTAATGTTCCTGAGCGCTTCGCCTTGTGTGCGCTCTGTGACAAGCTCCCTCTGAAGGCGCTTATACTCGCCTCCCCATTCGCGCCAAAAGCGCGCTGTCTCGTCTTTCACCTGCTCTAGTTCTTCGCCCTTGGAGTCTCTGAGAGCGATCTTTAAACCTCTCTCCATCTCTCTTATTCGCTCTTGCTCAAGCTCTACATAAGGCCCGTTCAAGTAACCACTTAGAGCAAACATGATGTCTGATCGTGGGTCTGCTGGGGATGAGGGGAAATACTTTACGCCTACTTGCCTAAGATCCTCTTTAGCGCGCTCTAGTCTCTGCTCTTGAGAGAGCATCTCTCTTAGATCGCCCTTCGTAGGTAAGTCTATACCGCTCCTCTTAGGGTCAAAGCCTGTCGGCTCTGTGGAGAGCGCTTGATCAACTAGCTTCTTCGTCGCCCTGCCATAATACGCGCTAGCGGGGCGCGTGCTGGGTGTGGTCGGCTCCGGCGCGGGTGTCTGTGGTATCGGTGTAGGGCTGAGCGCTTCTGATATCATCCTGACCTGTTGGTCTAGGATCTCTTTAATGGTAGCGCGCGCTCTCTGCCGCTTCTCCTTTGATCTCTGCGCGTTCATGTATTTGTTGGGGCGCTGTGCCTCTTCTAAAGAGAATAGGCTATCGCGTAAACGCTGTCGGTCGCGTTCATCGAGATCCTGTGTAGGGTCGGGGCGCTTAAGGATCTCTCGTACTGCGCGCATAAGCGCCTTGTCTGCGGTTCCTGCGCCCTTCGCTCTCCGTCTCCCCTTAAGCTCGTCCTCTTGCTCTGAGCGTCTCAGGAGATCAAGCGCCTGCTGTTTACTTTTGAGGTCTCCGCGTGTTCTGTCTTCTGCGCTCTCAACCTCTGGCATCGTCTCGAAGTTATCCGCGCTCGGGTGGTCCTCGTGCGGTGTCACTGTCTCCGCGCTCGTCTCAGGCGCCTCTTGTGTTGCGCCCTCTACCTCTAGCGCGAACGCGCGCGCGTCGTCAGCGTTCTGGAAGACGAAGCCGCGTACATAGCGCCGCTCATAGCGCCCTCGGTACTTCTTCGCGATCTCTACGCGCCTAGAATACTCATCTCGATCAACGCGCTCGGTCTGCTTCGCCGTGAAGAGCTTAGCGCCGGTCTTCGTGTGTACATGCTCCCCTAGCTCAAAGCGCGTGATCTCTTGGTGTTCCTCATGGCGCTCTTCGTGCTCTTGGTTCGCGTCCGCTATGATCTGTTGAGCTGCCGAGGTTAGTTGGTCTCTTGGCGTGGTGGCTTCCTCTATGATCGCTTGAGCGCGCTCATCTAGCCGCCTCGCTATCTCTCGCCCTATGCTATCCCCTGAGATGCCTAGGTTTGTTGCGGGTTTTATGAGAGCGTGTATCTCGTTCTCAATCTCTTGTTTCCGCTGTGCGTTTAGGTCGCCCCATGCATTGTTTGATTCCTCGCGCCTTCTCTTCAGCGCTCCTATCTCTGCTCGCGCCTGTCTTCTCGCTTCGCGCTCTCCTACACGCATACGTCTATAGGCTCTTGATTTTTCTTCTATCTCTGCCCCAAGTTCTAGGTCCTCTTTAGAGTAAGCTTCAAACAAGGGGCGGCTTTTTGCTTTTATCTGCTCAAGCTTCGACTCTTCATTTTTATATCCCTCATTAAGTGCCTTGAGCTCTTGATCAGATAAAGCTCTCAATGCATCTATACCGCGCGTATCTCTGCGGCCCTTCCTCGGCTTAGGTAGCTCGGCGCGTTCCTCAAGGAATCGCTGATACACGCCTTGAAAGGATACCTCACCCGCCCCGGCCTGTGGCGCCGTCTCAGTCTCACGCGCCGTCTCTGCAACCGGCGCGCGTGTCTTCTTAGGCTTCCTCTGATACTGCTCAGGTAAGCTCACGCCCGCTTGAGCTGCCGCTTGTCTGAGTCGATGGAGCGCGAGGCCTAGCCCGCCTCTGTGAGCTCGGCGCTTGATCTCCTCTACTTTGCGCGTCTTGCGCTTGAGGTGTTGATCTACCTCGCGCTTGTGTTGGCGCTCTAAGAGCGCTCTGAGCTCATCGGCTTGAACCGGTATAGGCTCCATATCGGGGCGTGAGTCGTGCGTAATGAAGACCTGATCACCTTTCACATGATGGATATGGAAATGTCCCTTACGTCCTTTGAATGTCATCCTGAACGCTGCGCCCGCTTCAAAGGCGCCGCGGGTCACGCGCGCGCCGTGTTTCTTCGCGTAAAAATAATCCCACTCGCGCTTACCTGTCTTCTTGTTAAAGCGCGTTTTCGATGGGCGGCGGTAGTCATATTTTAACACGCGCGCCTTCTCAAGCTCGCTCTCATCCTCTTGATCAAGATAATGATAAGCGCTCTGGATCGCGGCGGCGGCGCGGTCAATCTTTGCCTGTACCCACTCGGCTAGATCTTTATCGTTGGGCGCGGCCTCTAACATATCAGCGAGCTTACCCGCGTACTCTTCTAACAGTTGAGCGCGTCGCCTCGTCATGGGTACGTCTTGATAACCTTTTGTGATCATATTCATATTCATGCTCCGAACTCCTCATCAATCTCAATGTCTTCGTCTGTGTCTGCGGGCTCTGCGGGGCGTGTTAGACCTGGGATCTCTTCTCCCTCATCCTCTTCACCCTCACCGGCGCCGGCCATCTGCGCCGCGTTGATGTAAGAAGGATTCAGGAGCATATCAGCCACGGGGTTATCAATAGGCTCAAGGTCAAACGCCGCGCGGGCTTCGTTGACCGTCATATAACTGTTCACCTTTTTTGAGATCGCGTCTAGGCGCTGTGTCTCGCTCTCTACATCGAGCCCCACGAAACTGAGCTCTAAGTGAGGTGCTAGGGGCGTGACAAGCCATCTATTGAGCCACGTCTCAAGCGCCCTGAGCAGAGGTCTCAGCCCCTTCTCCTTTGAATACTCAATACGCTGACCGGGCCCCCCTTGGTTGAGCGCGCTTGACTGTCCTTCATTGCCGAACACATAGCCAAGCTCGGCGGGGTCCATCTGATACAGGGCGCATACCTCTTTAATGAGGAAGTTGAGCCAACTACTATACTCCATATCAGAATTTGAGTTCGTCATGTTGACGGATTGTACCTCTTCTTTTGCCTCTGGGTCGAGTTGGATAATCGGTGTCTTTTTGGCACCGCTCCCTCCTTGCAGCATGGAATAAAACTCACGCCTAAACGCCCTGAAGAGCGCGGGGCTCATCTTAGACTTAATCGCTAGGATTCCTGATAAATGCAGGCCGTGAGTAAAGTTAGCGCTGTTGTAAGCCTTCGCCCTCACCATGTCTATGATCGTTGGCGCGGCCTCTTCTATCTCAGGGTATCCGTACCCATTAGAGCTTAGATCAGAGCGCGGGCGTCTGATTCCGAACGCCATCTGATCCGCGTCAAACTCGGCTACTATGCGGTTATCAAGCACTTGGCAATATGCCGTTTTCTTGGGGTCTCGTTGACCTGCTTTGATCTCGGCCTCTGTAGGCGCGGCGCGGCGTATGGTCGCGCTATCCACCGACTTAAATGCGACGGGGCGCCCTCCTTTGTGGATGATCTCAAAACAACATTGGTCAAGAGTTAGGCTATCACGTGTGATCGCGCGTAAAAAGTTCTCAAGCGTCTGGTAGCCCACTACGCGCGCGTCTCCGCACGTCATGAGCCATGACGTAACAGCCTTGATCTCTTCTCGGTGCTCGTCTGTGAGCTCCATGGATTGATCTCTCAGCCTGATCACGAATCCGGCTGAGTGTCGGTCCGGTTGCGGGCGTGCGAATGAGGCTATTTGAGAGATTCGAGTTTGGATGATCCCGCTGATCAGAGGCACGCGCGCTAGAGCTCTCAGCGTCGCATAGCTCAGCGCGCCTGTGGTTCCCTGATGCTGATCTCCTAGTAGAGCGCTGCTGTAATGCGCGCTGTGATCCGTGGAGTAAGGGTTGAGCTCATACGCTTGAGGTTTGCCGGGTTTGGCCTTTACGAGGTCCGTCAACGCCTCTATGGTCTCTTGTATGTCGCTCATGTCGCCTCACTATTACTCGATTAGATCGACCTCCAAAGGCCGATAAATAAACTTGATTTTGTCAATCGGTCGAAAGCATCTTACCACACCTTCAGCGCGATTTTCAGTAGGTGTCTCACCGTAGGCGTTGCCTTCGATCGTCCACACACCGCTTAAATCATCCTCTACGCGGTCAATGATCGTGATGTGGTCTCCCCAACGTTTACCGGTTGAAGTCGCTATCACCATGATATCACCCGCGCGCGCGTTCTCTAAACCTTTGATTTCTCTAGGTGTTCCGCGCGCCCATTCACGGAGGCGATAAGTCGATGGGAAACTCTTTTTTCTGAGCTGGGGTAAAACGCTGATCCAACACCACGCCGCGAAACAACCGCACCACGCGAAGCGCCTATTTTCGTAGGCTTGTTGCCAAGTCCATTTAGCGCCCTCTTGGATGTACCGCTCTAAGATCGGGCCGGTTGCGACCTCACCACGCGGCTCAGTGATCCCTTCTCGCCATTGTTCAAGCGCTCGCTCAAGCGCCTCTTGTCCGGCTTCCGCGCTCGCGTGTTCGGTAGGGCGCGCTGTGCGCCGGTCTCGGTCTAGTTCTTTCATCGCTTGAGCTCGCTGAGCCCTTCTTGTGTCATGATCCATTATCTCACCTTGTAAATTCATAGGAAGCCCACGCACTAGCGCACGCGCTCACCGCGATCACTGCGCCTATAGCGGCGGGCTTGAAAGTTGAACATTTCGCCGTTGTCGTACAGGTGGCGGCGATCACGTTTAGCGCGAGCTCATGCTCTGAAATCATGTTCCGCACCGCGTCTTCTAGGCGCTTGTGCCGCGCGCGGGTTTCTGCGAGTTGTCTCTTCAGCGTGTCTCTCTCCGCACGTAATGCCGCGACCGCGCCCGCCCTCTGAGTATAGAGCGCGGGGCTCATCAGAACGCCCGCGCGCGGTGCTCTGCATCGCTCCGGCAGGCGTGCCGGCTCACTGGCGCGTAAATCCGCAGGGCAAGGGGCCTCGATGACCTCGCCTGTGGCCTTTGTCCATAGCCCTGTGGAGACCGGCGTTAGCGCGAGTAAGAGCGCGCTCAAAATCGGGAATCTAGCCACTCTTCAGCCTCCTCTGTTGCCTGTCTGCGCGCCACAGATGAGGCGCGCTCTCGTTCTGCGTCTTGATCCCGGGCGCTTCGCTCAGCGAGCTCTATCTCTCGCTCCATCCTCTTCTTTCGCTCTCGGTGCGATGTCGCGGCGGCTGCGATCACGGCGCCCGCTGTCGCTGTCTCTGCGCTCTCTGTGCAGATATAGAGGATAATGAGCGCGAAGGCTACGCCGGCGGCTTGGTAGGATTTGGTCACACGCCACATATAAAGCATGTGACCAACTCACCATCAACGTATGGTGTGCGGGCGGACCAACCCCGCGGAATTAATCGCCCGATGCGCTCGCCACTCGCGACAAGTGAAACACGCGCTCCATCCGCGTAAATGTACCCACCCTCGGCGGGCGCTGAGCCGCTGAGCAGAGCTTGACACGCGCCCTCAAGCACCACCTCACAGACCGCCACGGTCTCGAGAGGCGACTCTGGCGTCTCTTGGATCTCGACGGTTCGGCAGTTTGTCGCTACACCGCTCAGCGTGAGCGTCGCTAGCGGCTCAGCTACGTTTGAATTGTTTATCTGTACTAGTGAGCCATTGGTGACTTCACTTGTCCGGTGCAGTGTTACTTTCATGATAGAATCCTTACACTTAGGTTGAATTGTTGAAGATCATCCACTGTTAGAATGTACCGCGCGTTACCTTGTACACCACTACCCACGCGCTGGAGTCCCACGTCTGTATCTCCGCCTGCCGAGGTGAGATCTATCACGCCTTTGATCGGTGTGCGATTCTCGCCTTTTTTGCGAAGGAAAGCCCGTGGGCCTAGCGCGTTGCCTGCGCCGTCTTGCCACTGCACCTCAATGGAGGCTCCCGCGTCGGAGTTCCCGCCGATGCACATTTCCAGGTGGATCTGATAGACGTATCCAGCGCTTAGCGTTAGGTGCTCAAGGTATTGAGCGGACGCCGTAAAGACCCTCGAAGAGACAGATACAAAGTCTGAGTCCGTTGTTGACGCGATCATGTTTCCGGTTGCTCCCACGGTGCGCGCAGAAAAGAACCACCCGTTCTCCAACGCGGGATTATACACCCCCGCGTTGGCGGGCTCCCCCGTCCCAACGGGCTCTAAAATACAGACCGCGTTCTCTGCGACCACCCCCCCAAAACTAGACCCGCCCCATGCTAGGACTTGATCAGCAGAGGCACCCGACGCGACGTCGCTCAGGTCACTGAGCGCTTGGGTAATCGCGCCTTGACGATTCGGCGCTTGGTCGTTCACAATGATATTGTTATGACTCATTAGGCTAACCGATCTATGATCAGATATCCTAGCTCAGCGTGCCGAGAGCCTTGGTTAGCGATCGTGTTGACGTTATTAGCTTGAGACGTTAAGCGTACATCTATGACAGCTGTTCCGCTTGTGACAGTGATAATTGCCGTAGCGATGCTCGTACAATCCGCGTCGTCTTGCGCGTATGTCCCTGTCGAGCCCACAGCCGTCCCCCCATTGTGGACGCGATACTCACCGCTTCCAGCTGAGCTAAAGGTCAGCGCAACGAGCGCAGAGACGCGGTAAGTTCCGACAGGGACAGTCACAGCGCTTACCCAATTGCTCGCGCTAGTGATTGTCGCGCTTAGGGAGTTGTGGGGTGATGCTGCGTAGAACTGCACGACATCCCCATTGGTCACCCCGCTCGCGCTAGATGTCGAGTAGTTCTGAGAGGCTCCCTCACCGCAGAACACTGAGCCTACCGTGATCGCGTTGGCGGAGTTGACCCATTGCGCCCCGTCATACTCCAGCGCTTGGCCTGATGAGATCGATGTTATATTTACGTCGCTCAGGTCATCCAGCGCTTGAGCCACGACGCCTTGACGATTCGGTTCTTGAGTGTTCACCTTACTGCTATTATGGCTCATTAGATGATCTCCTCTCTTGTGTCGTGTACGCGCATCATCGCACCCAAATCATAATTAAGTCATCGACGCTCGGAGCTGTCGCGCCGCGAGATAGAGGAGCGATTAGGCCACAGTCTTCAGATGGTGCCACGATTGCGCGCCCCTCAGTATCCACGCTAAGCCAACCCCCTTGAGCGGGTATCGCCGCCCCCGCTCGCGCCCACGCCGCCCCCGCTAGGGTAACTTCTCCCCATCGTACCCCGTCATCGTCGAGCGTTGTCTCTCTGCTTAGGACACCGAGGGGGGCGTCATCTGTTGGGGTGGCGGCTCGCCAAACATTGTCTGCGTCGTGACAAACGAGAGTACCCGCGGGCGGTGCCGTTAGAAATTTTACCGTTACGAACATGTCATACCTCTTCTATAAATGCCGCTTGTAGTGATCTCAGTGTGGTGGCGGTGGGTAATGCAATCGTTCCATTTTTTGCGATAACTTCCCAATTGTAGGTGGTTGCCGCGGTTGGCGCGACCACACACATTAAGTGATTAGATGATCGGCCATCACCGATCTTAACCTTGGGGCCTATGTATTGATTGTTCGTGATGTCTTTGAGCCTGATTACGGCGTATGCTGAAGCCGCCGATGGGCTAAATGGTAGGTCCCACTTTAGTAAATATGTACCCGCCTGTAGGGTGAATTGGCTGATCCATGTTCCGCCCTGAAACGTGAGCCGACTCGCGTCGGCCGTGATCGTCGCGCTTCCTTGACGCCAGATTACAGCGTCGCCCACACTGTAAGCGTATGAGCCGCCCCAACCGCCCCCCGATATCCAAAACGATCCGGCTATATCGTAGTTACCATGCACGTCTATCGCGGCGAGCGTGGGACCTGCGCCCCATCCCAAAGCCTGACCCTCAGACGCGCCGAGTGCGCCCACGTCGCTCAGGTCTTCTAGCGCTTGAGCCAAGACGCCCTGTCGGTTTGGTTCTTGAGCGTTCACCTTATTACTGTTGTGGCTCATATTTTCACAATAGTCCACTGGCTAAACTCAGCGGGAGTGTCGCCTTGATTCCCGACGCTATCAACACCCAACGAATGGAACCCACGAATCTTAAGAGTAGTGGTCGCCGTGAGGGACACGCGCGCTTGCAGCACACTCGGGGGGAAATGATACGCTGTGGTGTTAGCGCCGATCATCGCATAGGTACTTTTTACCACATTAGCCGAGTCATAGACCGCGAAACCGAGATAACCCGTAGAGCTGAACTCAGCCCCAAAGCGCACCCATATCATGTAATCGCCAACGGGGAGCTCTACCGAAGAAACCCAATCCGTCGCACCTACATTGTTGATCGTAGCCCCGCTGATGGAGTTTGTCGGCGAGGTATCATAGAAAAAAAGATCTACATTGGTGGCGATGCTCGACGCTCCAGAGTTTGAGTATGCGTTACTCTCCCCTGAACCGATGTTGATAATACCACCTGTCGCCCCCGCAGCTCCCGCACCCCAAGCGCCCGATGCATATACCAAGACCTGCCCAGCGCTTGGAGAGCTCGCGCTCACATCGCTCAAGTCTCCGAGCGCTTGAGTCACGACGCCTTGACGATTGGGCTCTTGAGTGTTCACTTTGGCGCTATTATGGCTCATTAGATGATCTCCCATCCTGTGCCATCGCTGACCAAGGTCAGCGCCCCAAACTGTACGTCCATCGTATAGTCAGTGCTTGACCCGTCGATGTTCGATGTTTGCGGATCTAGTGTGATTGTGCCTGTTCCCATATTCTTAATACTGATGGATGAACCCGCCGCTTGAGACGTGGGGATCGTGAGTGTGAATGTTCCTGTGCATGAGTAGTGATAGTTGATTGCCGCTGTAGTGGCCGAAGAGATAGCGCTGTACTCGACGCCACCGCCGCCGCCACCCGCCGCGTATGTCTTGAGATCACTCGCGGGGATCAGCTTTGACACGCCCCCGTCGTTTACAACAAAGCCGTCGGTGTCTGAGATCGTGATTGATGAGCCGACGCTCGCCCCGCCGTCCAAGAGGTTCAGCTCTGCGGCGGTCGATGTGAGCAGAGTGGAGCCGAGCATGAGGCCCGAGCTCGCGCCGTCATGCTCGGGGATCTTGACCACGATGTCGCCGCCGCTCGATCCGTGGATGTCGAGCGCGTCTGTCCCTGAGTTGCCCGCGACTGTTCCCCCTGTACCGACGCGAAGCAGAAGCCGCCCCGCCTCCGTGGAGTCCGTCGCGTCCGCGATTCTCGTCTCAATTTTAGAGTAATCGAAGTTTCCGCCCGCGCTATTTTTGCCGCTCGCCAACACGCGCCCGATAAAATCATTCGTGGCGGGTGATGTGGACTGAGAATCGAACTTAAGCTCGGCGTAAGAGAGAGAGCCCGAGTCCTGATTTCGCAACGTGAGCCTAGGGTAGAACGCCGAGCCGGGGGTTTTCTCAAGTACGAGCCCTGAGTTGTGCTCATGGGTTAGCTTAATATCTTGATCAAGACCAAAGTTAATGACCGCCCCGTCGCCTAGATATAGATCACTCCACTCTGCATCGGCGGAGCCTAAAGCGTGGGTGTTCGCCGCAGACGGCGACAAATCACCCGATACGCCGAAGCCGTTCGGATCGAGATCTCCGCCGAGTTGCGGCGTCGTGTCCTCGACGATGTTTGATATACCACCACCACCCGCCGCGACTGCGGTCGTGACAAACGCGGTCGTCGCGAGTTGAGTCGTGTTCGTTCCCGCGGTTGCGGTGTCTGCGGTCGGCGTACCTGTTAGCGCGGGTGATGCAAGTGGGGCATAGATGGATAGGTCGGGTGTTCCGCTCAAATCGCTATACGCGCCTGATGTCGCGACCGTTGCGAGTGTCGGTGTTCCGCTCAGGTCGCCATAGGCTAGCTGTGCATCTACCCACGCCGCGCCGCTGTAGCGTAAAACCTCACCTGTAGCTGCTCCTGTGATCGTCACGTCTGAGAGATCGTTGAGCTGAGTTGCTCCGCTTGGTAGGTTAGTCAGCTGTGAGCCATCAACCGCAGGTAGACGCGCCGAGCCATCGAGCTGCACCACATTTGAGACGCTTGTACCCGCATCAAGTGCCGCCGCTGTGCCTAGCGTTGGTGTTCCGCTCAAATCGCTATACGCGCCTGATGTCGCGACCGCTGCAAGCCCTAAATCATTGCTGAATGAGCTCAGCGCGACGGTGCTTAGAGCTGTGCTCACCGCGCGGTTGTTGCTGTCTCCCAAGAAAATTTTATTCTGGTCAAGGTTCGGCGTCGCGGCGCTTCTACCGGCTCCCCCTACTTTGATGATTCCGCTTGTCGCGTGAACTCGTATCACCTTTCCTATATTCTGAAGCTTGGCTGTCTCACCCGCCGGGGGTGTCGCTGTCAGCGCTCCCGCTGTCGTGTCTATGTAGAGCGTATCACCAAGACTAAACGCGCTTGTGTCTACGCCGGTCAAGTTCCCAAAGCTCACAATCCGGATAGCCGCGCCTGAGTTCGCTGTCTCTGCTGCCAAACCGGCGCAAGGCATGGCGGCCGCGTCTGCGTCTGCGAGCGCGACCGTTGGCACGTCTCCACTCACGCCCGCAATGTATACAGGCTGCCCCTTGGCAATCTGGGCGCCGCTCGCGTTGCTCGCCTTGAATGTTACCGCGCCGTCTAGGTCGCTGAAGGTGAGACCTAAGCGCGCGCTCTCTGTGCCGAGATCATAAGCGCCGTCTGTGTCTACGATAATATCAGCGCTCAGTGTAGAGGTGAGATAGCCACTATCATTAGTGAGCGCGCTTACATTGTCGCCTGTCGCTAGCGCTCCTACATCTGAGGCTGTCAGTGTGATCACTCCTGTCTGAGTGTTCACACTCGTTACAGGTGCGCTTGTCAGATAACCTGAGTCATTCGTGAGCGCGCTTACATTATCACCACTTGCTAGCGCGTTTACATCGCTTGCTGTCAGTGTGATCACTCCTGTCTGAGTGTTCACGCTTGTTACAGGTGCGCTTGTCAGATAGCCTGAGTCATTCGTGAGCTCACTCACGTTATCACCACTTGCTAGCGCGTTTACATCGCTTGCTGTCAGTGTGATCACTCCTGTCTGTCCATTGACAGAGCTCACCGCGTCCGTAGAATCAATCTTATCGAACACCGCCGCCGTTACAGGGTTTGCTGCGTCTTGATTGAATACTACGTGATCACCTACACTCAACGCTACACCGTCGAGCGCGCCGGCTACTGACACTAAATAGAAATCGCCCTTGCTCGCCGTGGTGAGGTCTGGGGATGCGGTCGAGGCGTCATATGATCCGCGATAGACTAGCGCGCCTGTTATACCGCCCGAACCGGCGCTGATCGCGGCGGCGACCTTTGCAGGTGTCATCGCGGTTGTGTCATTGGTCCCGGTGGTCGCCTCAAGAGCTGTCGAGATCCTGAGCTTACCTGCGGTGCTCTCGGTCGCGTCCGGTGTACTCGCGCCTGATGAATATAGAGTTGCCATTGATTAGAGTCCTCTCGGCCATGTATTCAGGGTGATGATCTGTTGAGCGGGTGCCGCTCCCACGCCGCTAAACGTGATCTTAAGAGCGTCAAAAATAGGCGCTTCGGGGCCTGCTAGCATCACGCTATCACTCTCAGTCGCGCCTAATATGTGCTCAACGAAGTTAGGTGCGCTCGGCGGTCTATAACTTACCGTATAGGAACCCCCGTCAAGATTACTCGCGCTTATCATCGCGTTTCTGTTGCCGTCGCTGAAGCGCTGGCCCGCGTATGAGCTCGGCTCAATAACGAGCTCCGCGCCGCCTGTGCTGCTAAATGTATGTGTCTCGTTCAATGGTAGCCTCCCTCATCGTAGCCGGGCAATAATTCACTCCATATTGTATCATGCGCCGCCCTCGTCGCGCTCTCTGAATATGCCGCGTGTGTCATATTTTCGCTTTCATCTCCACTAAATAGGCGCTCGTCGGCTGATCCTTGTAGCTCAGTGCCGCCGAAGTCCATCGTGTAAATGAAAGCGCTTTTACGTAGCCAAGTCTCAGCGATCCACAAGGCCATAACGGTGTCGTCATGGCGCTCTTTGCCTAGATTATAGAGCTCATGAATCAACGGCTCTAAGCGCTCGCGGTCGCTGTCTGTGGCGCTGGGGAGAATGATCTTATTGTTTTCGAAGAGCACGCTCAACGCGGGCACACCTTCCCATGGGTCAGCCTTATTCCGCGCGTGGGTGATGTGGCCCTTGAGGGGCAGGTCTGAGGATCGCTGCAGACCTAAATAGTGCAACTCACCGAAGGCGTTTTTTCTCAACGGCGACCACGCGCGGCGGCCGGTCAAATTTCGCATACTCAGCCTTTAACACGTCCTTGAAGCTCGGTGGGGCTCATACCGCGCTTTCTGAAGATGTCTATCAAATATCTATCACCCGTCTTTGAATCCCTCCCCCATGTGATCCCTACGGTGTAATCTGTGTCTCGCTCCTGAGCTCCCTGAGCATCTGTCACCAAGCGAGAAGTCCCAACCTTGACTAGATCATCTACCTCGCTCGGTATGCTGCCTAGCCTATACCTCTTACCGCGATTCATCGCGCGCTCTAACCAAGCCATCTTGAACGCTGCGCTTGACTCGTCTTGGACCTCGTTTTGAAACTCGCGCGAGAAGAGCCTAGATCCTACCGCGCGGCGCTCAAGTAGCAGGTAGTCAAGCGGGCGCTCTTGGGGCCATAAACATGAGCCGCCCTCGATGTCTACACCGGTTATGATCTCGCGCCCGTTCTCGTCACTGTCCATGATGAATGAGTATTTTTCAGGCCACTCTGGGATGGCCTTATCATGCATCACTCGATACGTTGGATCATTGATCAGGTGAGAGAAGAGATCATCGTGATGCTTCCTTGTCCCGATCACTAATATTGATCCCCCTCGTGAGAGCATCGGCGCCACTGTACCGCGCCACCATTCGCGCGTCTTTGACCTCACGCCGGCGGTGTAGGTGTTTCTGTCATCCTGAATATCATCACAGATGATCAAATCAAAGTGACCACCTGTAACAGATCCTCCGGCGCCTATCACCTCAAGGCTTGCGTCTACGCTCTCTCTGGATCGGTTGAGATAGATCAGATTATTTGTCCATTTGGTGCCGTCGGCCTGAAATGGTGGCGCCCCATCTAGGGGATCGCTCGCCCAATCCTCCATGATCCGTGAACTCTGTAAAAGCGAGCTCACGCGCCTCATACGCTTCTCAGCTTGTCCTTGGCTCTCCGATATCCATAAGATTCTGATATCTCGATCAAGGCACAAGGCGCGCGTGGCATAAGTGATCGCGGCTTCGGTTTTGCCGTGGTCGCGGGGTGCTAGAATTAGATTTTTCGCCTTCACTCCCGTGTCTCTTGCGCGTGTGGTGGCGCTCTCCATCCGGTCGAGCCACCTGTCGCGGTGGTCAGCTCGCCTCATACCGCAGTAGTACGCGTCGAAAAACTGAGGAGATGCGGCGCTTAAAACTCGGCGTCCTCGGGGGGTGGCTAGTAGCTGTTGAGTGTCCATATCACTTCCCCTTGTGCTGTCTCCATAAATCCGCGTCTGCGGTTTTTTGCGTCTTGCCACCCGTGGCAAAAGAGTAAACCCTCGCTCGGCTCCACGCCACTTGAGACGCGCCGGGGCGGTGTCCTGTAGCCCACGCGGCCGCGCCTCGCCCATGTACCTTCTTGATGATAGAGCGCTTGATGCCTGTTAAGCGCGCTACGGTCGAGATAAACTCTTTGGCGCTGTTACCCTTCATCTCATCGCGTGTGTCTTTTGCGAGTTTAGTTCGCGAGTATTTAGAGGGGCGTGTCTTCGCGTCCTTATCGCTCTCTAACGGCTCATAGGTACGCTGGGACGCGTCACGCGCTCGGCGCTCTAGCTCTCGCTTCCGCTGCGCTCGCTCCTCACCCTCAAGGCCGCTGAGATATTTAGCGGGGATCTTAGGGGGGTTGGCGCTCTCCGCGCTCTTGAGCAGATCAGCGCGCGCTTGGGCGCTCATCCGTCTAGCGCCGCGATCAAATACGCGAAAATGAACAGCGTGAGCGCTAGATATTCGGCGTGCATTTTAGATGTCCATCTCATCATCATCAGCATCCATCTCCGAACCCTTCGCCATTTCGAGCGCCTCCATCGGTGATGCCCCGTTTGCGGCTTTGGATGACACTAGCTCTTTAAGGTCGCCTGTAGGCATTTGCTCAAAGATTGCCATGACTTGAGCCTTTTTAATCTGACGATCAGAGAGGAATTTATCAAGCTCATCATCACTGAGGTCATCCACCATAGAATAGACCTGGGTCATCATCTCACGGCGTGACATTCCCTTTTCCATGTCCTCTTCACCCTCTTCTTCGTCGACGTCCTCTTCGTCTTCGGCCTTCTCAAGCATCTTGTCACGCGCGCTGTAGCCTGAGCCCTTTTTCATTTTAGGCGCGGGCCCATCGTCCTCGTCGTCTGCGCTCCCGAAGAGCTCCGCCATGATCTCGTCTAGGCGCTCGTCGCTGATCTCGCTTTTTTTCGCGCTCTGCTTCTCTGAGCCTTTGCGGGCTTTTACTAGATCGCTAAACATAATTCTCTCTCTCCTAAGTGGCTAGATACAATACAGATTTAAATGATGATGCGCGCTTTAAATACAAGGTCGCCGTGATCCGTGTCCGCCGTGAATCGTTCGGACAACAGGCCGTAGAGCTCGTCTAAATCCGCGCTCTCTCCGGTGTGCTCGATATATGCGCTCATCACTATATCGAGACTCAAGCGCCCTCGCGGGCTCGCCTCTATATGATCATCAATCCATGTATCGAGAGCGTCTATGGTCTCATCGAGCTGGCAATAATCGTCATACATGGGGCGCGCTCCTAAGCTTATTCAGGGCTTATCATATCAGTTTTCAGGGGCTTAGGGTAGGCCGAGATATTATTTTGAAATATATCTTGACGGCGCGGGGTCGATCATGTATCACTCTTACACCAACGGTTCACAAGTGAATCATTATCACTCTCTCTCTCCTCTCTCTCTAAGGTGTCTCTCATGGATTCTCTCGCTCTCGCTGCTGACCTCCGCTCACAAGCTCGAACCCTCGCCGAACAAGCTCTCTTTGGTGATCTCTTCGCTGATACTCTACTGAGACCATCGCTCAGCTTAACGCTCAGGCCGATGCTCTTGAGGCGCCCGCTGTCCATGATGATGTCGAGGTCGAGCCTTCACCCGCTGAGCAGCTCGACGCTATCTTTGATGAGCTCCTCTCACCTGTCTCTGCGACTGTCGCTGAGCCCGCTGATATGGATCTGGTTGAAGCCGCCTTTGATCAACACTGGCGTCATGACGGCGGCGCGTGCATGATCGAGCTCTCAGCGTTCAAGGCTCATCAGCCGCGCGATCTCGATGCCTACACTGTCAGCGGTTCACTCTACTACTCAAACGGCTCTCTCGCGTGGTCAATCGCTCTTGAGTATCTTGATTGATCACCCCTCTCCTCTCTCTCTAAGGTGTCTCTTATGGATTCTCTTCTCTACCCCCTGTCGTCTCTCCTCTTCATCTGCGCTTTCCTCCTCTCCCTCACACACTGAAAGGTTACACCATGAACTCTCATAGGGTCATTTCTCTAGGCACTCCGTTGCGTCAAAGGATGCGTGATCATTCGGGCGGCGTGGTCCGTCTCGCTGTCGCTATCCCTGCTGATCTCGATCTATCACCCGCGCTCGCGCTCCCTCTCGTCGCGTGTCACCCTGCTCCCTCTCGCGCGCTCCTCGCTCGCGCGCTCCTCACTCAAGGGCTCATCGCACACCTAGAGGGGGCTGAGCTCCCTGATCATATCGCGAGCTCTGAGCGCCTGTCTGCTAGTGCTCCTGAGTGGCTCGATCAATGGGTCTATGATGTCGCGTGTCACTATCGCGCCTCTCTGGCCTCTGTCGCGGCGCGGTGCGTGCATCTCGGCCTCTCTCACCTCTCTCACCTCTCTCTCTAAAGGTACTCACCATGTCTATCTCTACCACCCCATCTCCCTCTACCGTCCGTGAAGCGCTCGATGATCTGGAGAATGCTCAGATTGAGCTCTACGCCACGTTTGAGCGTCCGTACTCTCAATGTGTCCTGACTGTTCGTGTCCTGCGTCTCCGTCAAGCTCGCGCTCGATATGATCAGATCATGGGTATTGAGCCATCACAAGATCTGGAGCCTACTTGCTACTATGATTTAGGACCTGTCACCGGTCCACCGGCTCCCGTGTCGGCTCCCGCGTCGGCTGTCACGCTGGCGGAGTGCGCGGCGCTCGGGGCTGTAGATGGAGCTGAGCGCGCTGTTTCGCCTGTTTCACCTTTCGATATCGCGCGCGGTGCGGTGCGCGTGCTCGCTTCTCTCGCGCGCCTTGTCCGGGGGCGTCGCTCATGAGTTATGTTGTTCTTTCGATGAAATTTGAGCCATCTATCTTCGAGCTCGCGCGCGTCGTGGTCGCGCTCTATGCAGAGCAGGAGAGCGTC